TTGCGATAGATGCGGAGAAGTATTTGGCGGTACAGATACTTGCTCTGCACTATTCTACGATAAGAGTACTGATATTGAAGACTTCTCAAACTGGAAGATGATTGATGGTAAACACTATTGTCCTGTGTGCGATGGGGTTAGGTCATTAATGGAGTGTATAACGTTAAAGCAAAATAGTTATGGCAACCTATAGAATAGTAGATATGTATCGTAAAAGCAAGGCTATTAAAGGCATACATTACGATTCTTGGAATGAGCCAATCTTTGCTTTTCGTGTAGATAAGAGGCATTCATTGTTATTTGGACTTATCCACTATTGGGATTATGGCGCAAATGACCTTTCAGAGTGCTTTTTCTGCTCTATAAGCAAGGCAAAGGAGGCTATACTAAAAGTGAACAAAAATAGAAGAGTAACAATTTTATATAAGTAGCTTATGAAAATAGAAAATATCAAGTTCAAGGCAAAGAAAACCTTGGATGGAAAATGGATAAAAGGTGACTTGGTTCACCACAAAGATTCAGATAACGTCTGGATGACAGACTTTGAGAAACGACTAACATCACCAATTGACCCCTCTACCATCTGTCAGCTCACAGGACTGACAGATTGCAAAGGTAAAGAAATTTGGGAGCACGACCTTCTGCAAAGCCAAGAAACAAAAGCAATCTATGAAGTTGTTTGGAATCAAGGCAACACTAGTTTTAGTTTAGTGAATACAGAATGCCCTGTTCTCTATCCAAATACTTTAGGGAGTATGTTGCGTAATAGACGACTAAAAGTTGTTGGCAATAAATTCTAAAGCTATGGTAGATGTAAGTAATCAGCACTGGAACGAAGATGGAAGCATTACTATTATATTGAATAGTATAGAAGAAGTCGAAGAGTTCGTTGAGTGTGTTAATATATGGGATAAAATGTGTGAAGATGAAGAATAAGATTTTAAATTTAATCAAGTCAGCCGTTTGGTTCGTCTTGTGTTTGCTTGTAGGAGCATTGATATTTGAGGGCATTCGCTCATTTGCTAATAGTAATGAACCTGCAAAGGAATTAGGTACAGCAGTATTTACTAAGAATGGGCATGACTATCTGCTTGTGGACACGAAACACGGAGTTTGTGTTATTCACGCTGAGAGCTGCCCTTGTCTCAAAAAGAAGTAGCGTATGAGTCTTAAAAAGAAAGAAAAGCTAACGGCATATTGGGATAAGAAAGAGAACTGTATTGGTGCTTATCACCCTCTAGGGTTTATGACCCAAACAGATGCTCATTATCTCTTTGATAATGTCTTTACCAAAGAGTTTGTCAAAGAAATGACTGATAGAGGATATGATGTTACAACGATGAAGTTTGAAATCTCTCCCAAGCTGCCGAACTATGAGGGTTCAATGGCTTATCAAAAAAGTATTACAGAAAGGAGAAGTAGCGTATGAAGAAACAAATAGTCTTAGACGAACAAGATATTAAAGAGTTCCACGAGGATGCGGAGCATCTACGTTGGCTATATAACAGAATGGTGTGTGAGTATGGTGAAAGCGTTAACTTTGATTACATGCACCGTTTTGCCAAGATATTCAATAAATTAAAGCAATTATAGCGTATGAAGATTAGATTAGCAAAGAAAATAATGAAGCATAAATGTACTTTCCTCGATTTAGAAGAGAAGTACAAAAAGAAAGGGTATAATGTCAAGTGGTTGCTTGCATGGGCATCTTACGATAAAAGAAAGATGTGTCGGAATGCCTTACCATTCGACCACCGCATCACCAAGGCGATAAGTTTAACAAGAAAGAAATAGTGGAGGAAAAGTAATATGGAAGCAGGACAATTATTAGTGCTATTGTTGTCGTTTTGCGCTTTAGCATTACATATCAAGAATCGTAGAAGAAAGGGTTAATTATGAACAAAACAGATTTACATTCATCATTACTCTTCCTAATGCTTAAACTGGAAGAGGCAAAGAATAGCCAGATGCAAGACAAGAACTTTGTCTTGGCATTGACGGAAGTGCTCAGATATTTCCGTGATAACGGAGAGTTGAAGAAAGCCTATGAAATTAAAAAGGATTCATTGGCAAACATGGCTAATAGCCCTTGGGCGAAACTGGTAATGGGTATGCTTACCTCAAAAATGCAAGCAGATAAGGTAGATACCAAACTGCCAGATGTTGATGCCCTTATAAAGGAAAGTACTTCTGATGAGTACATCAACAAGAAAATCAAGGATATTCTTGGCGATCAGGCGAGTAAAGACGAATAGTTATGGAAAGATTAACTAAGGCTATGGATAAGTATTTGTCGGAAGCTATCGCTGAATGGGATAAGGAAAAAGCTGCCGGATCAGGTAGAAGAAAGGTCAGAAACTAAAATAAATAATAGATATGAAAATAGAAATCACAAAAGTTACAGATTGGGAGCGAGTGGTGGATGCTGCTCGCTTCACACAACGAAAAGAACCGCTGGGTAAGGAGCCAAGCGATGAGTTCAAGAAACAGATGGTGTTCAGTGAGCACTCTCCACTGAGATTACTGGAGTTCGATATTAAGATATACGATGTTCCAAATTGGGTCAGCGTTCACTTCGTCCGCCACGTCCACGCTCAGCCATTCGTTTCCACTTCCCGACCGGATATTACTGGCTCCAAGCTTACACGTCACGAGATGCCGCAGGACGAGCCAGTAAACTTGCAGCTATCCCTCAATGCTCAGGAGATCATCAATATCTCCAAGGTTCGACTTTGCTCTAAGGCATCATCCGATACAAGATATGTATGGAGAGAAGTAGTAAACAAGCTGCAGGAAATAGAGCCTATCCTTGCTCACGCTTGCATTCCTCAATGTGTCTATAGAGGTATCTGCCCAGAGAAAAATAGTTGCGGCTATTACGAGAGTTACTTTTTTGACCAATGGAAAAACTATGTCGGATATTTCAAATAGTAAAAAATGAAACACCCAAAATATATCGTCAACGAGTTTGTAGGAGGTCATACCGAATACACAACTCCCTGCCCATTCGGCATTCAAGGCAAGTACACCCATGAACTCCTGATGGTAGGTAGCCTTGCTTGCCAGCGATGCGAGCACTTCCGAGGTATCAATACAGAGGATTGTGTTGTATCTTGTGGAATCGAATAGTTATAATAGTGCAGCCTATCTGCATTCATCTTAATAATTAATCAAATTTAATATATGAATACAAAGAAAATTTCAATTATTCAGCGCATCACAGAGCGCATCCTTGGCAAGAAGTTCTATATCGCAGTCATTGCCAATAAGGGAACCAGCAACTACTTCGTTAACTCTAACATCTATCGCTCAGAAGATGATGTTATCGCTTATAAGAAATACATCACCACTGACGAGAGAATGAAGGAGAGCTTCGATTTCGTCTGCTACTACTCCTTCCGTTCCAAGTTCGACTTCCGCATTCCTCTTGGCGGCAAGCCATTATCTCTTGAAGAGGCAAAGGAACTTAGCAAGAAATAAGATATGGGAAAGTTGATTGACCTGAAAGGAAAGCGGTTTGGCAGACTCTATGTCTGCTGCCGCTCCGGCAAATCCAGTAAGAATGGTGTTTATTGGATATGCAAGTGTGATTGTGGTAGAGGTGTTTCTGTTCTATCCTGCAATTTGCTACGAGGAGTAACCCAGTCTTGCGGTTGTCTCAGATCAGAGAATGCCAAGCTTCGCCTTCGCCAGTACAACAAGAAGAAGGAAAAAGTAAACGGATAATAATCTTTTCTAACCAAAACTTCGTATATTTGCAAAATGATATTCAGTTATATTAAAGACAAGTGCCGGAACATTCAAGGTTTCCTGCATCGAAAGAATTTCGTAGTGCTTGATGGTAGAGCCAATTCTGTTACTCTCTCGCAGGGCATCTACAACCATATTATGCAGATAGAGCGCACAGATAGCTCCATCTTCGTCTTCCGTATCTCCAGCAGAGGAACATACGGATTCTGCCTGAGAGAGGACTGGGAGGAACTCCGCAAGGCTCAGACTTACTTCTGTCCACTCCAGTACAATCAGGAGCACAAGAAGATTGGTTTCCGCAGCGAACGTCCATCGGTTACAGCCATCCTTGATGATTACAATCTCCCTCTCAACAAGATGGTGCGCCTGACCTGCATTCCTCGCAAGAACAAAAATGGCGAGCCGTACTACGAGATCATCCGTCCAAACCCATAACAATACAAATATGATTAAAGAAGTATTATTTCAAGGTCTTTCCCACTCACCTTCCGACCACGAAAGTCAGGAGGGTGAGTTGGGAACTTGCCTGAACCTCATCAACGAGGATGGAGCACTCCACCCTATCCACCAGCCAGTGGTGGTTGATTCTGCTATCACCATACCTGATGGAGCCAGCATCGAACTGATTCACAAGGTTACTCACAATAACACCATTCACTCCCACTACATCATCCGTAATGGTAATACTTGGTATTGGACAGAGAAAGGTGGAAACGGAACCAAGAACACCATCAGTCTTGGCGATTTTCAAGTCAATGCCGTGAGTGCCATCGGAAACATCTTGTGCTTTGTGGGAGAGGAAAACACTAAGTATGCCTATTGGAACGGAAGTGATTATACAAGTTTCGACTTATCTGCCATTAATTATAGTGCAGTTATCTCAAACACAAAGTCGGTGGTATGCAATGCTTCCATTAATCTTGGTGATGATTGGGATTCCGCTTTTGTATCAAACAAGTATTATTCCAATAGAACAGATACTTCTCTTAAAGGTGCATCCATCATTTTCAATGCTTTGGATGCGTTGATCAATAAGCAGTTGGAGGAGAATGGCACGGAGTATTTCAAATATACGGTTTTTGGTGTAATCGCCATCCGTCTATATGATGGTGTATCATACATCAATATATCAAATCCATTCATTCTTGCACCAGAAACGACTTTCAACAAGTTTATCTGGTATCAGGAGAAAAAGGCTGTTGGTACTAGCACAAGCCTTCATACTCACTCCATCGTTATCAATATGGATATACCCGAAGGTCTTGAAGACCTCATCAGCGGTGTAGATGTTTATCTTTCCCAGCCGGAATCATTTATTGATACGGAGAAACAAACTAAAGGAATATCACGATATAAGTGCTACCTTTGGAACGACAAAATGGCATCAGGAGTTAATTGCGATGCTTTTCAATATCTGTCAGAGGAAGATGTATATCAGTCTTTCGAGAAGAAGTCTTTCTATCTGAGCACAAGCATCAGCAAGGATAAATTCGGCACAGCTATTCCTCTCAAACGAGTATTGGAGACCGAGGAAAGTATTTCTCTTGCAGACTTTCATAGAAGCTCATTTGGCGGTCAATGTTCCATTACATACAACAACCGCTTGCATATCGGAAACGTGAAGAAGACTATCTTCAATGCTTTCGATACGAATATTTTCTCAAGCCGGAAAGTCTCGAATAATCAGATGTACCTGAATGAGTACACTGATCTTGCCCCAAATAATGAACTCTCTACCGTTTACATCTGTGATGCAGTATATCAGGTCAGTATCAGCGAGAACAGTATCAAGAGAGATATTTACTACAAGGGCAAGCTGCAATACCCTCTCAGCCCAATCTTGGCATATCCTAGCACTCTTGCTACGGCTATGACCATTTACTTCTATCTCCCTAAGTACAGCAAATACTACTCCAAGAAAGTTAAGCTGAAACCTTCCGAGACGTTCGGAATGTCTTACTATATCAACATCAGTAAGAACCGCTCGACACCAGTTGCAGCAGATAGACAGACTTCAAATACTTTGAACAACGAGGGATTTGGAGGAAGAACAGATGCACCGACAGAAGCAGAAAATCCAGAGTTGTCTGATTATATGTACCGTTACCACGATGATGCCGGACTTCCTGCCTTTATGCAAGTATATCGCCATAAGCTCATCAAGAGCAGTTCTTCTGGTGGAGACTTTGGAGGTGGCAGCACTAAAGCAAGCGAAACTAGTGGAGGAAGCTTTGGTAGCGGAAGCGGAGCCATTATCCCTTCTGGATATACTTGGGATTCTACACCGATTGATACGGGAGACTTCACCGAGATAACGAAAGCTGAGTATAATGCTACATTAAGCAAGACCGACAATCAGAAGTATGTCTCTCAGCAGCCTAATGTAGTCAAAATCAGCGAAGCTGAGAATCCGATGGTGTTCCCTGCCAAGAACTCGGTTCAGGTTGGATCATCCATTATCAATGCGCTTGCCGCCAATACCCGACCTATCAGCGAAGGTCAGTTTGGTGAAGCCCCTCTCTATGCTTTCACCGATGAAGGTGTATGGGTGTTAATGACCAATCAGGAAGGAACCTACGATGCCCGACAGCCAGCCAACAGAGATATTTGCTACAACCCTAAGGGTATCTTGCAGATTGATGATGCCGTTCTGTTCCCTACGGAACGAGGTATCATGATGCAGCGAGGCAGGGATTCCGAGTATATCACAGATGTTCTTGATGGTTATCCGTTTGTCTTCACCCAGATATTCAAAAACGACTATCAGAAGAAGCTGCTTGCCCTTGGGGGCATTCCAGAATCTGATACTCAATATATCCGATTCAGAACATTCCTGCAGAAGGCGAGCCTGATCTATGATTATTACGATAACCGCATCATCGTGTTCAGACCCGACTACACCTATGCGTATGTGTATTCCTTGAAGAGCAGAATGTGGGGAACGATGCACAATGTGTTCCGTTCCACCGTCAACTCCTACCCTGAGTCTTATGCCATCAATCAGAGCGGAAAGATTGTTGATGTATATGTCAAGGAGCCATCGGGAAGCGTTTCCTATTTCTTCTGTACACGTCCGTTGACTCTCGGTCAGGAGAATATCCACAAGACGATGTTCAAGAGCATCATCCGTGGTTATTTTCGCAACGCTGCAAAAGGTAAGGTAGGTGTGGTGCTATATGGAAGCAACGACCTTTTCAACTGGTTCTACATCCATTCTTCCGTCAACCAGCTTCTGGCTGGTATGGCAGGATCACCTTACAAGTATTTCCGCTTTGCAGTAATGGGCAGTCTCAGCTACGATGAATCAATTCATAGCGTAGGAACTGAGTTTGTTGCCCGACTGCAAAACAAGCTTAGATAAGTTTTTTTTCATATACATTCATAATTTTAAAATCAATAAGGGCAGCCGTCTGTGAAGATAGCTGCCCTTGCTTTTTCGTTAACCATAAGTCTAGAAAGGATGAAGCCTGATCCTCGCTCTTACCGCAGAGCGATTGCTTGCATTCTTTATTTTTTCCTTCTTCTCTTCCGCCAGTGCCCAGAATCTGTCTGCACCTTCGGGATAGACCACCATCAACCATTCGTATAATGCCTGATTGACTATATAGTCGTGAATATACACGGTCATGGTATGCACACTCGTAGAAGAGAATCCCTTTGGCATTCTCAGAGCCAGATAGTAGGATTCCTCCTCATTGGTAGGCGAACCGATACACTCCTCCCATTCATTGGAATCAAAGCCGCTTCCCAGCATTTCCATCTTGGTGAATCGGTAGAGCACTTCCCTGCAATCCTCTATAGTGGAATCCAAGATTCTCGCCAGCTTATCCCGATTGCCATCCTCTGCCACATCATAGATGTTATGGATGAGGTGGGAATCTGCTACCCCACTCCTAATCGAATCCGCATAAGTATAAGCCGTATTTCTAATGTCGTAGATCAGCTCGCTCTTCTGCAGCTCTATCATCACCTTGTGACCCTTGTTGCAAGTTTTCATGCTGCACCTCCCCTCTATGCGCTAGGAGCTGTCCGGCTAGGTCGCTCACGTCTGTTGAACGTTTCGTGCAAGTTTCTCAATGACACAACCGCCAGTTCGCTATACACCTTCGCTTCATCAGGATTGGTAATGATGAGCCAATCCATCAAAGCCTTGTTGATGATATAGTCGTGGATGGAACTGGTCAGCGCATCCTTCAAGCCCAGCGAGTAATTGGATGGAAGCGAAAGCTTGATGATGATGTTGTCGGTATCGCTGATCAGCTTGTTGGAAGCCGTAGTGCCGGAACCCTTCTCAATAGCTTCACTCAACTCTACCAGCAACTGGCTATAGGCATTCTGAATGCTTCGCAATGCCTGATTCTTGTCTTCATCATCATCGCTAGCCTGAATATTGCTGGCAGCCTCAGCATCCATATCCGCAGCTCTTCGGCTCCGTCCTGTCAGGAACGCTTTGTTCTGGAAGTCGTAGATGAGTTCACTCATATACAACGTGATAGTTAAATTCTTTCTTGCCATACTTCTATATATTATATTTTAGTTCGTGTTGGCTTGGTCTTGTTGAACACCTTATCCTTGATGTCGAGCAGCAGGGCAGACGCATTATCGGCATACTCCTTCACCTTGTCGTTAGCCGTAATCTCGCACCATTTGGCAACGATGCTGTTCACGATGAACGAAGTGGCGGACGAAGTGATGGAGCCGCTCATATTGGTATCGAACCGGCTAGGCATACTCAGAGTCCAGTTGATGTTGCCATCGGTAGAAGATCCGATGGTCGGCATGAATCTTTTCAGGAGATTGAGCAGCGCATCCTTCGACTCGTTATAGAATCGCTCTATCATCGCCAAGTCGGCATCCGTAACAAATATCTGGTCGAAGGCTGACTTGCCATCATCCAGCTTATTCTTTGCACCCAGATAGGCGGTAGTCTTCGCCACCTCCTCATAGATGCTACTTTTTGTGATTGAAATTGATAAATTTGCCATTCTTATGTTTCCTATAGATGATTAAACCTAAAATGATGAGCAGAGCGCACATCGCTCCCATCAACCACATCGCATACTTCAACTGAAACTGCTCCCACTTGGAGAGCTGCTTCTCTACTGGATAGGGTACTGGGATGGAATCTCTTCGGATGAAGGAATCCACCCTTACCTTATACTGGGTCTTCATAACCACCTTCTTGTGCCATCGGTCAACGAAAAGGGTATCTCCCTTCTGTGAACTAGATACCGAATCTTGCACGAAAATGCTGTCAGAAGTGTGCAGGGTATCGCATTTTACTACGTCGCGATATACAAATTTCTCCGTCGGGACGTAGGAAGTCTTACATCCCGACATAAGAAATGCCACCAGCAGCATAGCCAAAATGTAGATCAGCAACTGCCATACATCTGAATCATACCACTTCTTCATAAGCCTATACTTTTAATGCAGCCTTAGCTCTCTTCAAGAATGTTCGTCTGTGCTCCAAGCCGTATGTGCCGCCATTGATGATCTTGGTGATTGCTAGGAAGCTATCACTATCAGCCAGCTCATTCAAGCCGTGCTTCCACCACCACCACATGGCACTCTTGGTTGCGCCCAATGGCTGCTCCAGCAGTTCGGGATGCTCCATGATGTCACCTCGGCAGTACTTGCTCTTCTGGTAAGCCTGATAATTGGCTCTACCCGTAATCTGAATCAAGCCCCTACCCCGATACTTGTAGCCATCGCCATCTTTCATGTTGCCGAGCATGTTCTTCAACTTGCCCTCATCATACTTGTGGAAGTAAGCCTTATTGCCCACCTCCTTGGTATATCTCAGCTCGCTGGTTTCGTGGGCTATCTGAGCCAAGAAATGCGCCATTCGCTTCGGTGTATCAATATGGAAAACCTCGGCATAGCCGTTGATGTAAGGCAGGAAAGCATCCACCTTATCCTTGGCATTCGGCATAATCTCTAAAATCTGTTCTCTTGTTACCTTCATAGTTACTTGCCCTCCTTTACTTGTTTCAGCATACTTGCGAGTTCGTCCTTTACCCTACTCTCAAAGTTGCCCAGTTTGGTCTTGAAATAAATGTTCACTCCGAAGATTGCCCCAGAGTAAACCAATGTCTGGCTGACGTACCAGAGTACACCATCCGAAACTACATAATTATTGAGAAAGAATGATAGGAAGGTGAGGACAACACCACTCACTAACATTCCAATAGCTGCACCATATTGCAATCCTTCACGCACGTTTGGAGTCATATCTTATCTTTATATATTATTAATAATATGCAAAGATAAGATATGTTCCCGTAACAATTATCTTATCCGTTAATGTTGTGCCAAATCTTGCTTGTAGAATGCAAGCAGTCAGGGTCTTGAAGGTATTCGATAGCCATTATCACCACCATTTCCTTCAATTCCTCCTCATCTTTGCTATATTTTTTCAGCAGCTTATGATGGTCGCTTCTGAGCAGATTCATCGTAACCGCCAAGTCAAAGATGTTGTAGTCGGAAATATCATCCTTATGCTGGTCAAAGGCTTTCTTTATCTCCTCGTCCGTAAAGAAAGGAGCCATGTGCTTGGTTCCATCCTCATCCTCGTACCACATCTTCTTGATAGCATCATCAGCAAAGTGCTTGTCAAAATGCCCTTCGCTCAATACACCATACACCATCGCACAAAGATGATGTACCTCTACATCGCTCAACTTATATGAGAGATACTTACCCATAGCCTTGGCTATACTCAACATCTGTTCAGGAGTCATATCCTGCTGATACTTATCAACGAAATCTACAAAATCCATAATATATAAAAATTAAGAGTTTATGATGCTGCAAAGATACATATATCTTGCGCTGAGCACCATAAACTCCCAAAGATTTCTGTAGCCATCTGAATATCAGAAGAATACAGTTACGATAAAACACCTCCTTTCTTTATTCGTCCTTGAATTTAGTTCTCTTCTCACCACCCCTCGACCAGATGTCGTTCTTCTTGCGCTTCGCCACCTTGCCGAGTACGTCATTCTCGTAAAGGTCGGGATTGTCTTCCCTGCCTTTGGTCTCCGTAGCAATACCATTGTTGGCATTGCTGCCTTGGTCGGCATTGTCCTTGCCATTGCCATACCATTTCTGATTATTCTCCTTGTCTGCTATCATATCTAACACTAAACATTAATAACTAATCACTATGCCGAAAGCGGTGCGTACTGCTCGCTAGGCTGCACACCCTGACCGCTCATCATCTGCTGCAGCATCGCCTGAGCCTTCGGATTGCTCTGGGATGCCTGATCCACTTGCGCTTGCAGTTGAGGAGAGAAACCTTGTGGAGTCTCGCCATTCTTGATTGCCTCCTGCTGGGATGATACCGACTGCAGAAGTTCGTCACCGAATGGGAAATCACCAACCTGCAACAACTGCTCCAAGGTGATAGCCTGAGCTTGCCACAACTGCATCAGGAAGTCGTTTGCCATCTGACGATATACAGGAGTAGCCGTGCTCTCGGTGATATTGATGTCAAACTCTACATCACGAATCTTCTTCGGATCATAGCGCACAATCTGTCCTGCCCTGCCCACGATGTTGAAGTTGCGTGCCACATCATAGAACTGCTGCATATTCTTCACCGTCTTGTAAGCACCATCAATAATAAACTGGCTGAAACTCTCCAAGATGTCAAGAAGCGACATGGTGGCATTCTGTGTCTGCTGGGCATAGAGTGAACCGCTCGTACCCGACACTCCTGGTTTACCCTGCAGCGCACCATTCACGCCCGATATATCCTCGAAGAACTTCAACTGATAGTTGAGCAAGTCACCGATACCGATGTTCGTTGAGTTATTGGCTACTTGCTGAGGAAGCTGACCACTCTTACTTGGTTTGAATCTTACAATTCCATTGAACCTACTCCACTCATCACTAACATCATCCCAAGTCATATCATCTGGCAGACAATCCTCAGGACAGAGCAGCACACCCTTGGCACTCGCCCTCATAATGAAGTCGTACATCGTGATCAGTCTGTTCACATATCTCTGCTGGTCAATCACATCTTCCACGAAGCTATGAATCTCGCCATCAATAAACGGATAGAACTTGAAGCAGTATGGATGCTCACCGTGGGCATAAGGGGTCTCACCCTCTCTCAGAATGTCACCGAAAGGAGAAAGATAATAGAAATGCCAGTAATCATCCATAAACCACTCGTCTTCAATCAGAGGAATATCCTCTTCCATCATGCCAGCAGCCATACCTCGCCTGATTCTGTCTCTGTTCTCAGCATCTACAATATCAGCCTTATCCTCAATATCAATCTTGAAATCATCGCCATTGTTATAGTCGTGGCATCGGTAGCGTGGTTTGCTCTCCTTGCGCCACACCTCAATCACTCGGCAGAGTGAAGGATTGGCAGGATTCATGAAGTCGATGGTCTTCGGATCAAACTCTCCGAAACGCTGGGTGCAGTCGGCTATCACAAAGTCTCGGTCAGCAGCCAGTCGGTAAATCTCCTTCAACTTCCTTGCTTCGGCAGGAGTCTTGGCAAATTCTCTCAGAACATTGCCGATGGTAATGTCGTGAACCTCGCCAATGCAGCTAACATCCCAGCCACGGAAATCCTTCATATTGTTATCTATGAAGAAATTGTTCGGATTCACATAGTCTGTCCAGCAATCCAACCTTCCCCTTCGCCATCCATACTTCTTCTTGTAGATAGCAGCACCACTTATCAGGAACTCCTCCATCGTTCGGGCATCCATTTCCGTCTCTCGGTTCAGTTGTCGGTTGCATTGCAGCACCACACTCATCGTTTCGCCATACCGCTTTTCATCCTTATCCCTCGCATTGCAGGTAGGTTCCTTGCTCTGGGAGCGATACACACCCAGCACATTCTTCACCAGCCTTCGGATCAGGTTGTTCTTGAGCGGCTCACTACCCTGCTCACGGATATAGTCTTCCTCTTTGATACGCTTGGTAAAGCCGCACCGATTCTCGATTTCAATGAGGTCTCCCCACTGGTCTCCATAGCAGTATCGCTTGTTTCTCTCCCTACGCTTTCGGAAGTTATCCATGTTGTTATAGTATCGTTGTGCTTCCAGCAGGATGGAGAAGGCACGCTCGTATGGCTTGTCGAATCGGTTCTTGGAAGCTTTTACGCTATCCAGTTCCTCTTTGTCCACCACCTTGCTCAGCGACAACAGCTTTGCTTTTTCTTTCTTCTTTGCCATGATTACGATGTTGTTGGTTCAACAATATGTGCCAGTTTTCTGGCTACACCCAATAACCCAGCCGCAGTATCGGTATCTCCCATACTCACGCAAGTGAGATAGCCAGCCATATAGAGGATAGCATCTTTCAGGTTGCTCTGTAGATTGATATACCCTGTACCACTGCTTTCCGTGATGATTTCCGGCTGAGCCACATAGGTGAAGTCAACCGTCACGCTATTCGATTTGCTCGTATATAGCTCTAGGTATCTACCGCCCTTGGTATGGATGATAGCCGCAATAGGTCGGTCAGGATTGCCCCTTACTCCATATTTGCAGCCCTGATACTTGTAGGCTTCATCATTCTCGGTGATGATTTCGGCATTGCGGTTCCAGTCGCTGGCTCTCACACTGAGCAGCCTGATCATATCGGCTGGCATATAGACCGTACCGACATAAGCATTGTTCTTCGATGCCCAAGATACGCTGATGTTGTCTAGTTTGATTCCATCCACCATATCTACTGGCGCATCGGAAAGAATGATACTTGCTGCATCTACGATTTTACTCTTGATAAGTTCTGCCTGAGAGAGCGTATCAGTATCATCGGGAGTCAGCAAGCCGGAAGACTCTTGGTTTCTATCCAAGAGCACCTTCACTTCTTTCACCAAATCAGATACAGCATACTTCTTCATTATTCAAGTCCTTCTAGTTCAACACCCTTTTCCTTGGCAATAGACAAGATGTCCTCCTTGGTCTTCAACTTCGAGCGGCTTACACCGAAGGTCTCAGCCAGATAGTCTCTGGCATCCTCAAAGTCTGTCACGATATGGGTCTTCTTCTCCTCAGCCGCCTTCTTCTTGGTCTTGGCAGCCGCTCTCTTCTTGGCTTCTGCAGCTTCCTTCTTCTCGTCAACGGCTTCCACCAAGAAGAACTTGTCATTGAACCAATAATGAGACTCGATAGCCTTCTGCAACTTCTCGTCTCTTGTGCCATAGATACTGCAACCCATAGTCTTACCCTCAAAGACAACTCTCACTCGTTCGTTACCAACCATAACGCTGAACGACAAATCCGTACCAGCTTGATATTTCTTATACATGATTATACCTTTTATATATGTGTTATGAAAAAAGGGATGGGGCTAGTGCCCACACCCCTCTCGATTTAATGAATAATTTGCCGAATTTGCCCTGCATTAAGCAGCAGCCTTGGTCTCTTCTGTCTCAGATGTGTCCTCTGCATCAGGAACCTTGGCAAGTCGCATACGAGCGTGTGCCTTAGGGTACTTCAAGTACAGACAAGCAACCTCCTGAATAACTACAGCATCGGTGTTACGGATTCCAGCCTTCTTCAAGTCGAGAACGTTACGAGTCCAAGACAAGTGTACTCTCTTCACCAAGAACTCAGGATCAAGAGCGAAGCCGCAGTCACTCATACCGAAGAGGTCGAACAACTCTGAGTGAATCATCAATACCTCACCGAAGTCTGTCTCCCAACTCTTGAACTTCAAGTTCCATACCTCAACGGTGTCCTTCAAGCGGAACTTGTCAGAATCAATCTTACTGAATGCACGGACGAAGTCTGAGCCAGCGATAACCACCTTGCGCTTGTTGCCGATACCAGTACCGACAAACATATCCTTGGAAATATCTACCAGCTCCAAGTCTGTGATAACTCGCTCATTCTTGGTGTAGCCCTTCTTGATCTCATCGGCAGTAGCAATATGACCTACCTCAATATCCTTGCCAGCCATCCACCAGATACCCTTGGTAAACCACTGAGCTGAGTTGTTCTTGGTAGTATGCTTGATGCAAGCCATATCACCGAAGAGATAAGAACCCTCCATGGCAAGTCGCATATCATAGATGCTATCCTCCTCAATGTCTGAGAAATCCCAATCCACTCGCTTGTCAGCAATCTTATCGAAGGTACTCTGCTCAACCTGAATCATGAAGTTCTGGCAGTACTGAATATCAGAATCAGGAAGGTTGTTGAAACGACCAGTCTGTACATCCAGCTCGCCGCAGCTCTTTGCCATACGAATCAACTTCTGACCCTGCTTCAAGGCAGGAACACCGATAGGCTGCTTGCTGACCATGTTACCATTAATGGCATACACGATAGGAAAGCCTTCTGTGTCCTTACCGCACACACAGAGTACCAAATCAGGAGTAGGAGCATCAGTAATGGTTGAATAAGCGACACCCTTATAGTTAGTGACAGCCTTCACGCCAACCACTCGGATGGTATCATCAAGCGTGAACATTTCAGGGTCTTCTACCTTCAACACCATAGATGTACCAGTACTTGCCTCCGTATTCTCTTTTACTGTGGTTCGGATAGGACGAGTGCCGATACTCCAATACTCAACAACAAAGGAGCTTGCCGACTTGGTTGTAGCATAACGGGAAATCTGATCCACTGGTGTTGCCATCGGGCGAATCTTGATAATCTTCTCGTTGATGTCATTGTTGTAATACTCAATGCCCTTCTCGTTAAAGTGCTCACGACCCTTGGTCTCCGTCTTGATACCATCATCCTGACGAGCCGCACCACCATTGCCAGCTTCACCAGCAGCAGGAGCACCGCCAGCTTCCGCAGGGTGACCACTCTCAGAAGTACCACCATCAGGGAGAGCTGACTCAGCCATCAGCACCTGACCATTGACACCAAAAATAACTGCCATCACCATAATGAAAATGGAGAACAGTCGATTAAATGTACTTTTTGTTACTTTCATTATCCTAAATATTAATTAAACATTATATAAATCTAACTCTATCTTATCGGATGCGTGTTCGCTTTTCGTTTCCACGCTCCCAGATGTTTCCTCTTCGGGTAGCCCTGCCAAGCGCACCCAGTTCCGGCTGGTTGTCGGTCTTCTTGGTCTCGGCATTCGCTGAGTCAAGGTCGGCAGTACCATCGCCCTTCTTGCGCAGCTCCAAGTTCTTCATGTGTTTGGTATTCTTGCCACGCACCTCACCTTCATGAGCAGCATCAGCCACATCGCTATCGTGATTCTTTGCCTTGATGAATGCAGTAATCATATCCTCGGTGAAGATACCTTTCACCACATTGTTCATCGTCTGAAAGCACTGGTCGATAGCTTCGTTCACCGCTTCCTCGCCATACTTCTCCTCCAGCTTGTCGAAGACCGCATAGCTGGCTGGCATATTCTTGTCGTACTCCTCCTGCAACTTCTTGCCATCAGACGCATTCTTCAAGAACTCAGACTGAGCACTGGCAATCTCGTCAGCATTATCAGGATCAGAGTAGTAGTCGATAGCATCCTCACCGTGGGTACGAATCAATTCTGCATAAGGACTCTTGCCAGCCTTCATCGCTTGCAGGAAGGTAGCCGCAGCAGGGTCACTTCCCATCCAGTCAGCCATCGCCTTCTCGTTATCCTTGTAACCTTGCAAAGACTTCTGGTCGGCATCATAATCATCTTTGATAGCTCCATACATAGCTTCATCATCCGCATACTCCGTATCAGGGTGTCGGGACTTCAAACTCTCCAAAACCAAGTCTCTCTTGGTCTTCGTAGCTTGCTGTGCAGCAGCACCAGCATTCTGTTCCGTATTTGTATTATCAGGCATATATATATGTATTAATTTATAAATCAATGCCCAAAAGTAATGCTTTTCCGCCTATAATCAATCTTATCCGTTAACTTTAATTAATCGTATATGAATAATTTGGTTGTTTCAATACTTTTTTGTAACTTTGCATCATAAGAGAATGAAACATAAAGGATCACGATGTGACTTTACACAAGAGCGAAACGCTGACATATTGAGAGCTTACAAGGAAATCATATCAGTAAGAGACAATATCAGCCTCTTGGAGATTGAGCAGAGATTACTGCAATCTTCAAGCAAGCGTTTTTGGGTCTCGGATATCAGGGCTTACAATGTTATTCTGACGATGATCAAAGGGAAATCCTTGAATAACATGAATCCTACCAAGAGAGAAATGTTTCAGGAAATATACCGCAGATTTATAGCTTATACCAAGCAGCATCCTTCTATCACCAAGTTGGATGCCATTAGTTACGTGTGCAATCAGGAGGCTCCCAGTTTCTATCTTTCTCCGAAATCCATACACGTGATTCTTCATAAGGTGAGAAAGGAGGAGAAGGAAAGATGTTACGAATTAAGAAAGAAAAGATTGCGCTTTATGCTGGGTACATTATAATAATGTGTATCACATTCCTTGGTTATGATGGGATGGGTCTTTATGAAGGTTGCTCTATGCTGAACCGACTTACCTACCCGTTTTTCCATCAGAACATCTTCCATGCTGCCATCAACCTTTGGGTGCTGCACCAATGCCTGAAAGCCAGACCTTGCGGTATCGTAGATATGGTGGTATTCTATCTCATAGCCGTAAGCTATTACCCCAGTTCTAGCGTACCCATTATCGGTCTCAGTGGTATCGTATATGCCTATATGGGATATATCGCCCCATTCGTAGAGAAGAAGGTGAGATACAACATCATCATTCTCTCGTATATATGTGTAGGATTTTTCATTCCTTGCATGGCAGTGGGCATCCACATCTATTGCTATGTAGTCGGTCTGTTGTGGGGGTATCTTAATTCTCCGATATGCCAAGACAAGTAGCCGTAAGAACCAAGCTGACAGATGCACTAGACAAACATGTATTGAGCATCCTGACAGAGAATGAGAAGCGCATCAAGGAAATCAACACTCCTTTCAGCCCGATCAAGGGTGAAGGTTGTGGAGATAAGCGATTCCTGCTCTTCCTGCCTGACTTCCCGATTCAGAAGCAGCACCTCCCGATGAGTATGAAGAAGATTCCGCTCATCAAGATGCTGCTGGAACTGGGTAGCTGCAAGGCGGTGATTGAGGAACTGCATGAGGATATGGATGAGCCATATAACCTTGAAGAGGAAATGGAGCAACTGGTGGAGCAGTTCACCCGAATCAGGATGAAGCACGACCCCTTCTTCTTCTTCGCCATGTTCATCTATATCAAACCGAAAGGTGGAGGTCTCCCCTTCCGTTTTGTGCTCAGAAGACCGCAGCGCAGACTGCTCAGGTGGCTGGAGGAGAGAAGAAAGAAGAACCGTCCTATCCGACTCATTCTCTTGAAGGCTCGACAATGGGGAGGCTCAACGGTTATTCAGATGTACTTCCTTTGGCTGCAAATTATGTGGCAGAAGGGTCTCAACTCGCTCATCATCGCTCAGGTCAAGGACACGGCAGAAACCATCCGAGGAATGTTTGATGAAGCGTTGAAGGAATTTCCGACCAAGTTCCTGCACGAAATGGGAGAAGCCTATTCTGAGAACGAGCCTAAGTTTGTAGGATTTGGTACATCCGGCAACGTGAAGAAGGTTCCTCAGCGATTCTGCAAAATCAAGGTAGGTTCTATGCAGAATCCGACTTCCGCCAATGGTGAAGATTACAACCTCATCCATTGTTCTGAGGTAGGATTGTGGGAGAAGACAGAAGGAAAGTCTCCTGAACAAGTTGTTCAGAACGCAACCAATGGTGTGCTCTACAGACCATACACCATGATTGTATATGAGTCAACCGCCAATGGTACTGGCAACTTCTTCCATCAGGAATGGCTGGCAGCAGAGAAAGGTGAATCTGTATTTGAGCCGTTCTTCGTTCCTTGGTTTGAGATTTATGACCTCTACCATCTTGACTTTGAAAGCAAGAAAAAGAAGGATGAGTTTGCCAAATGGTTATACGACAACCGCAACAACACCAACACGATGTCTAACCGTGATGAGCCGGGTACATACCTTTGGAAATTGTGGCAGATGGGAGCACCATTGGAAGCCATCAACTGGTATATTGTGGAGCGCAAGAAATTCACAGACCATGGAGATATGGCTAGCGGATTCCCATCTGACCCAGTAGAGGCATTCAAGCACTCAGGAGCCAAGGTGTTTGCAGAAGAGAAGGTTGATCAGTTCAAGAAAGGTTGCCGATCACCTAAGTTTATCGGTGATGTTTATGGTGATGGTTACAAGGGCAAGAAGTGCCTACAGAACGTGCGATTCTCGGAAGACAAGACTGGGCAGTTGTGGATATGGAGCAAGCCTGAGTACTTTGACGATTGTAAGGTTACAAACCGATATTTGGTGGTAGTGGATATTGGTGGTAGAGGTAGTAAGGCTGACTGGTCTGTTATCTGTGTCTTCGACAGATACTGGATGATGGAAGGTGGCAAGCCGTATGTGGTAGCCCAATGGTATGGGCATATTGATATGGACTTGCTGGCTTGGAAGGCTGCACAGATAGCCAAGTACTACGATAATGCCCTCTTGGTGATTGAATCAAACACCTTGGAGACCAAAGACAAGGAACATATCTTGGAAGGCGGTGATCAGTCTGAGTTCATCCTGAATCAAATCAAGGATGTGTATGACAATCTCTATGCACGCAAGCAGAGTGAAGCAGACATCAAGGAAGGTGTTCCACGCAAGTATGGATTCCATACCAATGTAGCAACCAAGCCAATGGTTATCTCTGTACTGGTTCAGGTAGTCAGAGAGCATCTATACGTTGAACGAGACCAGCGATGCCTGAACGAGTTCCTTACCTACGAGAGAAAGAAGAACGGAGCATACGGAGCCATTGATGGTAAGCACGATGATTTGCTCATGACAAGAGCCATCGGACTCCATATCTGCTTCAATGAAATGGAAATGCCTAAGATGGTACTGTATCAGACTAGGGTTATGAGAAAAAAGGTTTCTGTTTCGGCAGCAACCATCATATAGTTTCAATTTTAATAATTACGATTATGAAGATTACTAAGATTTTCAAGCGCATCAAATGCGAGATTATGTACCGCCAAGCTACGGCTAAGGCAGACTATGCAGCCAAGAAGAACAAGGGTGAAATCTACTTTGTCCTACCTACGGAGAAGGGCAACCTGATGATTATGAACCGCCCCCTCTTCGAGGCTTTCAAGAAGACAAAACTGGTAGATAAGGATATGAAGTCAAGAGACCTCTTCCGTGATTGTGTCTATCATACCAACTGCAAGAGCGAGAGAGGGAAGCGCAGCCGCAAGCGCAAGTTCCTCAGATGGAAGGGCTTGATTTAATGCCCAAAAGTTAATGGATAAGAGATAGGTAGAGAAAATTCTGCCTATCTTTGCGCTATTATTAATAATGTGTAATATTACGTAACATGGATATTTACAAAATAGTTAAAGGTAACTCTTTCTCTCTTTTTATTCAGATGCAGAAAGCTTACATTAGCCAAAACAAACAGATGTTAGAATATCTAGATGTAGCAGCTATCAGCAATCTAGAAGTTATCCTGACAGACTATTTTGGTGAATGTATTGCTGTAATGTCCTCAAAAATATGTGAGGTTTCCAATGGATCATATCCACATAGCGAGATTATGGTTACTTTCCCTAGTGATTTAGACGAAGGTGTCTATGGTATAACAATAAAAGGTAAATACAGAGACAATGACCTTTGCAGTATCGAAAAGGGACTCTTTCGTATTGTTGAGAGAAATGGCAAATCTCACATCCCATTAGGTGTTGTTGAAGGAGAAATGGGTGGTATGTATAACACCAAGTATTACATAGAGCTGAATAATAAATCAGAAGAGACGCAGCTTTATGGTGCTCTATCTACTTTCAATCCGGCAAACGTAAATTTGGAAGAACTTACGAATGCTAATGCAAATTTTGAAGGCAAGGCTATAACCATTAGAACTTCAAAAGAAAGACCATATATCTGGTTTGTCAGCAATTCTCCTCTAGTTTTTACACAAGCTGGATTTGAAGCAGAACTTACCCATACAGAACTTGGAGATTTACATTATTATTGCACAGACGAATTGATTCCTGATGATTTTACATACAACATCAAAAAAAGATAATTATGGCAGTTAAACAAAAATATAATAATGTACTTGTAAGCGGAAGAAAAGACGGAACACTCACGTACTCAAAATATGTGAAAGACCCTATCACGGGTGTTTCCGTCAAAGATGCTTTGGACGTATTGAAGGAACTTGTGAAAGCTGCTACTGGTATTCCACAAGATTTATTAGACCGAATGCAGGAAAGTGACAAAAATATCCAGCAAATGAAAGACAAGTTAGCAAACATTAAAGAAATTACAGCGGATAATATACAAAGTATAATTGCAGGTACGTATGTTCCTGACAAAGAAAATGAGCAGATGCCTGAGCCTGAAAATGACTTTATAGGTTATGTTCGTAATATCAACAAGAAAGTGTACGAAACATCTGATAAATTGGATTCATTTATTGATTCTGACCTCACGACAGAACAGGTTAATGACTTATTAGACAAGAAACAATAATAATATAAATATTATTTAGATTATGGCAGAATATAATTATTTAGGAAAAATTGGTTTGACTGCACTTTGGAACAAGTGCAAGAGTGTGTTTGTTAAGGCTTCTGAAAAGGGCAAGGCTAATGGTGTTGCTACACTTGATGGCAATGGTAATGTACCTTTGAGTCAGTTGGGCAACATCGATACCACCTTTGCGGAAGTAGTTACAGAACTCCCTTCAACTGGTATCAAGAAGCATATCTACATGATGAAGGCTGGCACCACTGGTGACAAGAACGTCTATGCAGAGTATGTCTATACTGGTGATATTGCTGGCACTTACGATGCAACCAAGTGGGAGAAACTGGGCGAGGCTACTACAACGGTTGACTTGTCTGGCTACGTGAAGACCTCAACGTTTACAACTGAACTTGGCAAGAAGGTTGACAAGGTTAGTGGCAAGCAGCTTTCTACCAACGACTATACCACTGCCGAGAAGAACAAACTGGCTGGTATTGCAGAGAGAGCTAACAACTATGTTCACCCTACCAGTGCTGCTGGACCCAAGGCTGCTGGTCTGTATAAGATCACAACAGATGCCAATGGTCACGTTACTGCTGCCTCTGTTGTTGCTAAATCAGACATTACCGATCTTGGTATTCCTGCAAGTTCTGACTTTGTTGAGATTACGGAGGAGTTCATCAACTCGCTGACTTAACGGTGTCTTTTCTATGAACTTTAGTCCAAGCATAAACTCTGGGTGTAATATCCAGGTTTATGCACTAAAGTTATAGTAGAGCCAAATTGTTTTACTTAAAAATTATATACAATGAAGATATTAACTGATACTGGTTTAATGGTGCTTTGGAACAAGATTAAGCAGCTTGTTCTGGGCAACCGTCCATATAACCCTTCCGAGTTTTCCGGCAAGGGCTATAAGGTGCTGGAGAAAAATATCCAGACCGTTGGTGGCGTTAAGAAGAACATCCTAACGGCAATTATGCTAAGTGAAGCCAATACCATCTACGAAATCAGGTATGATTTTGACTTGAATGGGGAGACTATTGAGATGCAGGAGGGATGTACCTTGAAGTTTTGTGGGGGTAGCTTGAAGAATGGTACATTAAAAGGTAATAATTCGATTATTGATTCTCGTTGTGTTCAAATATTTAATGAAGCTTTTGTGATAAACGGCTCTTGGAATGTTCATGAAGCATATCCGGAATGGTTTGGGGCTGTAGGGGATGGAAATGTTGATGATACTAAGGCTATTCAAAAAACATTTGATACTTTTGATCTCATAAGATTATCTCGAAAAGAGTATAAAGTTGAAACGATAGATCAAAAAGGTGTAGTTCTTAATCTGCCAAAGAATAAACATCTTATAGGAATGGATATTGACCATAATGCAGAGAATACAATATACACTCTTCATTGCGAGAACCCTAATGCAAAAGTAATTCTTCAAATAAATAGTGGATGTATTGTTGAAAATATTACTTTGAGAGGTGTTTCACAAAAGGCATCATACAATACCTATAATGATGCACTTCACGGTTTTTGTTGTATTAAAACAAATGGAGAATGCAATAGAATTACTTTAACAGAAGTTCAATGTTTATCTGGAGATGTGGGGTTTTTCCTTATGGCCTATCTCACCAATATTGATCATTGTTATTCATTTTATAACAAAATAGGATTTGCAATAACAGGAAATATTTCAGAAGACGGAAGTCTAAAAGTAGAAAATACTACAATAAATATGAGAACTTGTTATTGTATATATTGTAATATGTGTGCCTTTTATATAAAGGGAATCATATATTCTAATTTTGAAAATCTTGCAGCAGATGGGTGTGGACATGAGTTAAAGGCTATCAATTCATGGGATGATGTTAAAGCTCCATACTATCTTGAATCTCTTAAAGCTGTAAACTTTCTTTCTATAGGAGCTGAATCATCATTGAAAATGATTATGACATATAACTGTATTAATATTGGACTCTATAATATTAATTTTACTTATGGCTTTCATTCAAACAAACAACTTGGAGGAACCTATACTCCTGGACATTTATTTGAATTTAAGTTTAGCTATATTAGAATGGTTGACACTTATTTAAATATTGGCGGAGTTGACACTAACAAAATAAAAACCTTACTAGAAAGCAATACTAATGCTCCTTTAATTTATATTGAAGATAATAAAACTTCTTATATCAAATATAGATTTTATGGATTGGTAGAAAGACTTAAAAGAGAAAATATAAAACTAGGAGGTGCTGTAAATACAAATAATGTTTATATAGAAGACTATATTGTTAGTGATAACACCTAAGTTTATATAGAGAAATAGTGTAAATTAAACTGTGTCAAGCAATTTTTGACACAGTTTAAATAACACCCCCAGCTTTTTCTTTAAGACTATCCTAAAACTATTGGGGCATTTGTATAGTCTTTTCCATTTAAAAGAATAACATTGTGCATTTTAGAGCTTCTCTCAAAGATATAAGGTTCATCAGATTCTGGAAGAAATCTAGAATATCTGACAATATCATCATATTCTACATCATTGAAATAACCTTTAACTATTATCATATAAACTTATATTATTTGGAGCCGCCACCTCACTCCTAAACATTATGGCTGAGGTAATCATCTGATTACACTGCAAAGATACTTAGTTTTGATGAGATAAATAAATCTATAAGTGTTTTACTTACAACCTGAATATAAAAATACTTATTTCCTATGTAAGTAAAGGCATCTATATATAAAGAAGAAGGGTGAGTCGAAAGATTCACCCTTTTCTTCTGTAGCAAGCCTGCACCAATCCACCAAGCAAATAGCAAGCCTCTTTCCCATACATATCAACAATACACCTTGAAGAACTTCTCACACAAACTCCCCATCATATAGCATGATTCTTCGCTTAGCATATCAATATGATCCTGCTCACAGATATGCGCTACCACATGAAGAAGCTCATGACCAATCGTGTTAATGATGCTGCCATCAGATTCACACTCCCCAATGGCAAGAACACTCCTTCTTTCAGATAGGTTGGAATAGGTAAGCCCCCTATCTCCACTCGATAAAGACAGATGCTTATATGCTTCCGATAACGGATTTCCGTTGCAGCCAATATCCGAAAGAGCATGGCATATCTCATCGGCATCATGTGGCTGATAACCTATGAAACATACTATGCTCCAATCGTACTTCGGGAGTTCAATCACTCTTCTCATCATAACACATCTTCCCATGGAATAGGCACACCATTATGGCAGCAGTCGGCATAGAATCGGTTGAAGATGAAGCCATCCTTCTGGTCGGTATCATCCACCATATCCTTGATGAACTGGGCTAGCTGCTCCTCATCCTTGATGGAAGACTTATAGAAGTCTGCCCTCGCCATATTCGCCACATATACATGGTCGTAGCCTATCTTATTCTTCACCTCAATTCCCTGACCGAGCAGAAGGGCATCCACCTTCTCCTTATCCCAAAACGAGATACCAACATCACGCTTGGTGGAAGGGTCGTACTTATACATCTGCTTCACCGCCCACTCACACATCTTCTTGCTGAAATGATAGCCATTGTATCTGAGATAGGCAACCATTGCCTCAGGTTTGAGGTCATACATATCCAATGGCATTCTGCATTTTCCCATATTGCTGAATATTGAAGGGAGTCTGGTTCCGACATAATGCCGCTACCAAACTCCCAAGTTAAACACTAGCGACCGCCACCATTGTAGCCGCCACCACCTCTTTCACCATAGCGGTTCGGGTAGTTCCAATCATCGTTCACGTTGTTGAATCTACGTCTGTTCTCACGCTCTTCACGTTCCTCACGCTCTCTTCGCCAATCGTCACGATAATCAGGCATACGCTCACCCATACGCTCCTGCTTCATCTTTTTCAGACAAGACATAGCCTTGCTGCCAAAACCAAGCATAGACTCGATGTTGTCATACAAATCATCGAACTTATCTTCTGTAATCTCAATCATTACCATAATCGTTAGATATTAAAGTGAATAGATAGGAGATTACTTGTTTAAAGCTTTTTCGAGCAATCCCATCATCTTGTCAACCTTGTCTTCCACACCTGAAACCTTTCCTTCAAGCTTGGAAATCTTCTCAGACTGTTCCTTCTCCTTGGCTATCTGGGGGTTGAGCTGCAGTAGCATTCCCTCGCAAGATTTAACGACTCTCTCATGGTAATCTACGCTCTCCAGTATCGCCTTGGATTGTCTCAGCATTGCATCGACCTCGGAACTCATGGCATCCTTGCTATCGCTCACAACAAGGTTCTTGTCGTTGGCTATCTGTCCGTTAGCAGGTAGCTGCTTGAAATCAACTTCCTCGTCATTGATCTTCACCTTCACATCTACCACAGTCTCCATAGGTTGAGGAGTGAAGCCATTGTTGAAGGATGGATATCTTGTCTGAGGGTTGCTCACTGAAACCACCTGACCTATCCGTAAGCTAGGTTTTTCGCCCTTGTCGAGGACATAGAATAAAGAATTTGTTCTTAAACCTTGAAACATAATGTAATCTCCTATTATCTATTCTGTTGTTAAACAATACCCGTCATTAGTTGAAGGGTGTTAGTATCTCGCTCGAACCAGAGCTGAACCACTCCAGTACCCGGCACATCTGCAACCGTCAATGGTTCGCCATTGAACTTGCTAACAGCTTGTGTTGCTCCGTTGGTCTCGAAAAGGATAGGCAGCGTACCAGTCGTTCCAGTCGGAATAGCCTGACGCAAATTTACGAAAATCGTTCCTCTGTAGCTGGCATTCACGAAAGCGTGGTTTTTGAAGGTGAACACCACATCGGAAGTATTCACCTTCACGCCAGTAGAAGCGATAGCTGCCGAGCCATTACGATTCACCCAAGTATAAGGTCTTAACCATAACATAGCAGCCTCCTTTCTTTAACCCCAGAATCCTGCATTGTTAGCAGCATTCAAACCATACAAGCCAGCCTGATAAGCCACGCAGTTAGGAACCGCAGTGAATGGGCTGTAAGGAGTAGTCACGGTCTCTGGCAACTTACACTTGATACCAGCCACCTCGTTCTGCAAGCCAGCCAATACCTGATTGATAGGAGCCACAGCCTGACCAACAATCTGAGAGGTCATAGCAGAAGACTTGAAGGTGCTGTTCTCCTCACGGAGGGCATCAATCTTGTTCTGCATTTCCCTGAACTCAGCTTGCTTCTGACCGTCAACGATGGTCTGAGTGCTCTCCTTGATAGCGTTGTGCAAGTCGCAAGTCTGTCGCTGAGTCTCGTAAGCCACGTTAGAGAAGCCACGCTCCTGACCAGTAGCTACATTGTTGATGGCATTCTGCAAGGTTCCAGTCTGCTGGCAGATAGCCAAGCGGTTCTCGCAGCAGCAGTTGGCAATCTGCTGAGCAATCTGCATGTTACCCTGCTGCAAGGCATTGATAGTCTGCATACCGCTCATACCAACCTGATTACCTACGTTCTGAACCTGAGAAGTCAGGGCAGAGATAGCACTCTGAATCTGACCTTCGGTACAGTTCAACTGGGTAGCCAAATTGCTGAGTGCATTGCGGTTGCCACCGATGGCATCCATCAAGAGGGCACGACCGTTGTCGTTGTTGATCTCATTGGCAAGACCACCACGACCGTTGCCGAAACCTCCCCAGCCGTTACCTCCCCAGCCCATGAGGAAGAAAAGGAAGATTACCCAGATAAACCATCCACCTTCGCCACCGAAACCATTGTTTCCCTTCATGGCAAGAAGGACATTTGGGTCAACACCCTGCTTCTGGAGAAGGGGTGCGAGAAGACCGAGCATCCCATTGTTGGATGTTGAGCCTTCGTTTCCGAATACATACGTTTTACTTTCCATATTATCCTGAAATCTTTTTTTGTTAAACACTAAATTATGATACTCACTTTGTAACGTTACGAGCACAAAGATACGAATAATATGAATAGAGATTGATAAACTCGTAAAAGGTTCTATAAGTGTATGATGAGCAAAGATTTATGGTTACGGAAAAGGTCGTAAAAATACAGGAGGGGCAATTGGGTCTCTCCTATATATAATAATGTGTAGCTGATGCTATATGCTTATGCCATACTTTCGGGCTTGCTTGCGGAAGAAAGCCTTCTTGTTGGCGAAGAACCTGATGAGCGATTTGTTCCACTTCTTTTCGTGACCGAACTGGTCGTGGATGCCCTCAGGTATCTTTCCATCGTGAACATACTTCTCGAAGGAGGAGATAGACTTACCCATTTCGTGGGCGCACCAGCCCTTGTTGGCTTGGGTATCATTCATCATGGCAGTAAGAAGTGCCACCAGTTCCATATCATTCTCTGATAGACCGCAAGGGATAGGTTTGCCTTCCGCTTGGGCTACTGCTGATTCGTGAGCCTTATCAGCAAGAGCACGAAGTCCTGCTTCGATGATGCTGTAATTTACTAATTGCGACATAAGCATACAATATTAAGATGAGACTGATCAGGAAGACATCGCAATAAAACATCTGGTTTGTGATTATAACAGAACCAAACATCACATGTATCACGTTGACTCCTGCGGTATAGAGGATAGGGATGCGCCACTCTATACACAATCGGTGGAGCACCTGACCTTTCCATAAGGAGATAGGATAGAGAATGTAGGTGATGAAGTAGAAGAACCAGACAGGTTCCTCGTTTTCCTCATACCAGAGAGTAATCTCCATCTTATTGTCATAGAACTGAGATACACCATACCATCTCATAAGCATGACGAGTATGGGGGCATACTTGAAATAAAGCAAATCTGTCTTGATCTTGCTGCGTTCGGGGATAAGCTTAACAATCTCACCGAACATTCTGTTGACACGTTGTTCATTTTCATCTTTGTCCATAAGCGTTTCGTTTTTTAAGTTTAATGGTATTAAACCGTTGATTTAAATATCTGATAAACAGATGTTCTTAGTATCAGCAAAGATAATGGGATTTTTTGAAAACGAAGTTATTTTGAGGGAATTTAAAGTATAATCTTTGTTAATACTTTCAGATTGAAACTTTTCCCTATCAAATCAAGGGTCTTTTGTGCCGGATTGAAAGCAGATTCCTTGCCTAGAGACTATTATCCCCCGAAAGCATAGCACCTTCGGGGGATAGTCATATTTGCATTACTTCTTCTCAGCCTTCGCCTTCTGGTTAGCCACAACCACCTTATTGGCTGGCTCCAGCACGGAGAGGATTCGCTTTCTCAGTTCACGGATTCTCTTCATATCCTCGGCATTATAGGCATCCTTGCCATCTTCCAAGAAGCCCTTCTTCAACTCGGAAATCTCCTGCTTGTCAAGGGAAATCTCGTCAATGGCATCAATGGCAGCCTTGTTGGTGTTGTAGTAACCATCGCTTTGACCAGGAGCCGTGTCAACCAAGAGGTCGTAGGAAGTCTTGAATCCGTTCAGCTTGGTGTAGAGTTGTTTCAGCTTCAAGTCCTCGAAATCATCCTTCGGAGTAGCGTGAGCCTTGTATATATCCTCGGCATTCAGCTTGTGAGGTCTGTACTCTTCCCCACTCTCCTCGGCACGTTCCTTCTTCTTGTCTTCCTCATACTTCTTCACCTTCACATCTTCCTGCTTATACTGCTTATACTCCTCAGAGCCGTAGAACCGCTCCAGCATAGAGTAATCGCCATCCACCTTAGCTTGCTTCTTCAACTTGCTCAGGGTATTGGCAGCTCGGTCGTGATTCTCCTTCATATTCCAGAACTCATCACCCTGCTTCTTGGTGACTGGTCTATCATCTGGGTTGCTCACGAACTTGCTTACCAATGGTATGTCCGCCATCTTGATTTCCTTCGGGTCGTTGAGTGACTTGGTAATCAAACCGAGCACCTGACTGCCCATGGTGTATGCACCACCGAGATAAGAAGACAAGACGTGATCAACCACCGCTGGGTTATTCAGATTGTATCTTGGGTCTCCAAAAGCATCTATGGCATTCTGCTGTACATCAGGATAGTCATTTCCGATTGAGTTAACCATCTTCGATACACGCACCAGCCAATCAGGAGTGCCCACGTATGCCTTGGTAAAGTTCGGGTCATACTTGTTGTACTCTGTCTCCTTGAATAATGGCTTGCCAGTGAAATCAACATTGAAAGCCAACTCGAAGACAGGACGGATAGGGTTCGGCATCAGGCTGACTGCTATGTTGCCATCATATCCAGTTGGATCAAGCGGAAGCATATCCACTACCTGACCGAGCAAGTCTTCTGCATACTGGCTCCAAGTTTCCTCTGCCAGCTCGCCACCCATCATCTTGGAAGCAATCATATCGCCTATGCCATAGAAGGCACGGAACTCCTGAGCAAGCGGAATCTTTACATATTCGTTGGTAAACGGAATCCACATAATGGTATTGTTTCGTCTATCCCACTTAGAGAACTGCCAATACTTATCCTTATCATCATCACCGCCCAACAGACTCATCAGGGCAGCATTGACAATAGGAACCAGCACACCACTCGCCAACCAAGCTGCAGTAACAGCCGTGAACTTGAAAGGATGATGCTTGACAAGCGCACCCAAGGTCTGCAAGCTCTGTACAGCCGGATTGATGAAGAGATAGAGATTTCTAATCATCTGCCAGCCATATTCGCCAGTACCCTTGCGGTTGAAGTTCAAGGTTACATCTTTGGCATCATTCACAGCCTCATCAATTGAACGTCCATACTGGATGGAAGTCATATAGACCGCAAATCGGTTGCTATCCTCAATCATTCTGTTCAGGAACTCAATGCCATCCATAATGGTGTGCCCTACCTTTACTAGGTTCGCCTTCCATCTATCCAAATCCTTCAAGTCGTTCTTGAATTTCTTCTTCAAGTCTTCCACATCAAGCGAAGAGACAAAGCCAGTCTCGCCACCATTCATCATAAAGTCATAGAACATCTGTTCCTTTGGAGTAGCGTTTCCGTTGTTTACCTTATCTCTCAACTTTCCGTTCTGATAGTCTCTCAGCATGAAACCGAGATTCCAAGAGGTAGCGAGATTCTTTCTGAGGAGATAATTATATCTACCATCCTCACGAATAGCGGTAGAAGCCAGAGTCATAGTCAGGTCTCGGAAGTAGTTGGAAGGGATGAAGAGAGGAGAAAGACTAGTGTAGGCAGCAGCCATCTTTCTTCCCAACCAAGCAGCAGCCCTGTCCAGCTTACCGCTCTGAATCTCTCTTACTCGGTGTGCTCTGGTATTATTCATCGCCTGAGCCAACTGAGGGTCACCATTCACATAGATAACGTACTCCTCGCCATCCTTCATCACTCGCACCTCATGTTCTCTCTCCTCGCTATGAGTCTGAGGATAGGCTATGTTCAGTCCGTCTCTCTGCTGGGTAGCATCGCCAGTCTGAGCCAACTGCTCCATCTTCTGCTCGAAAGCATCAATGGCAGCTTTCACCTGATTACTATTCATCTGAGAAGTAATCTGAGGTGTAGCAGGAATCCACTCCTCGTTTCCGTTGGCATCCGTACTCTTCACATACCAAGCCTTGCTCAGGGTGAGCAGGGAGGTTGGATGATTCTGAGCCAAGAGCATCAGGTGCTGCTTCACCCAGTTCTTGTTGTTCAGCAGGATTCCACTCTCTGCCATATTCTCGATGTAGGCGATAGGATCATCAGCGATAGAGGTTCGTCCGTGTGCAGTCTTCAAGGTCTGGTTGAACGCACCCTTGCCGCCACCGATATAGTCCCAGACTTGGTCGGCAGTAGTGCCATCCCAGCCACGGAGAGGAATGTAGTGGCTATACATACCCTTCACATACTCGTAGGCATCCTTGCTCATCATTCCAGCCTTGAAGCCATCACGAAGAATCTTCTTGGTGGCAGCATTCGTAGCATTCCAAAGAGCCTGAACCTCGGCAAGATGCTTGGTCTCCACATCCCTTACCAGTTTGTGGGCAGCTTCCTCGAAGTCTGAACCATCGAAGAGTGAAGACAAGCCGGAATAATCGTAGGCGATTCCGTTATCATCGTAGCGGTAGTCAATATAGGATGGAGAGTACTTTCCTCGGAGAGCATTATCCTTCTGTCTCCAAGTTGTGAAATCTACCCTGCCAAACTCCAAGTCGGCATCATTAGACACACGATCCAAGTCGTTTTTGTATGCCTTGTATGCTGCACTTCTCTGATTCACATCTTCATAGTCAGCTTCCAGTGACTTCTTGAATGCCATCTGGGCATCACGCTCCAATCCGTGTTTAGCCATCATATAGACTCGCACGTTGTCGTAGCTATCGCCCAGCACCTTCTTCATCTGATGATAAGCCTTTCTGAGTGGCTGCAGAAACTCGTTGTTGTACTCCTCAAACTCGTTCTTTCCCTTGCCGTGACTTCTGTTCTCGGCAGTATAGGCATCCTCAGCCATATTCAGGCGGTCAACACCCACTTCCTTCATGATAGCTTCCTGAGCCTTACGGATAGCCAGCATACTATCTTGAAAGGCGATTCTTTTGAGCACAGAACCACGCTGCAACTCTCGGTTGAACTCTCCAAGGGCAGTATCATCACTCAGAAGATGCTGCTCGTAGGTTGGAGCAGTCTTCCACAGAGCCATCATCTTGCGGTACTCGTCCACTCTCCTCAGGAAGTCAACGGCACTCTCGCCAGCGTTGCGTTGTGGGATGGTTGGTCGCTGGGCATCCTTAGGCAGATTGTTATCCTTCTTCCACTGGTTCAAGTCGTGCTCAAACTTGTCATAGCGCAAGGAGAATCGGGTATTCCCCACGATATTGGCATTGTTCTCATCGAATATCACGTAGTTGTAATCGCCTTCTTTAGCACCTCCATGAATAAGTCCAGCAGGATATTTGATACCGACAAGACCATTATCGGAAAGGATCTGACTGGCTGCATTATCGCCTACATAAGTACTCAACTTTCTATAAAGTTCCTCACCAAGGTCAGCATCCTTAATATCTTTAACTAGGTCATTGTACCAGATGGTAGCGAGTACATCATCAGGAGTAGCATCCTTCAAATACTCGTTTAAAGCAAGTACATCTTCATCTGCCACATAATTCTCAATCACATCCTTAATATCTGATTTCAGTTTCTCAACTCTTCCAGCCACATCTGTTGTGTTAACATAAGTCTTCAATGTATGAGCAATGAAATCATTAAGAGGAGTAGCCTTGAAATCATTGAAACCTTGATTATCTGATAGTACCTTATAGGCATCTTCTGCCACCTTCTGCTTATCCAAGGAATCAGGAATCGTTCCTTCCCAATCCAGATAGTTGCTACCATTATCATCAGGAATATCCACATCATAACGGTTGGCATTTCCCTGAGTCAGATAATCTTCATCAAGGGAATCAATCCACTTCAAACCTTCCTTATACTCTGCAAGTCTATCCTTCAAGTTCTGCTCATATTCTGTTCCCTTCTCTCTATCCTTCAAGTTTTCAAGGGTACGCAGAATATCGTTGGCATCAGCACCAACACGTTTCTTGGCAAACTCCTTGGCACTTGCCACACTACCGCCAGTAGCCACATCGTTCACCATTTCACCAAAGACTCTTCTCTTGAAAATATCGCCCTTCACCCCATCAGGGTAGCGCATATTCTTATAGAGGTCTTCCATCTTTCTATTCTTTGCTCTCTGGGCATACTCACGTCCAATCTTGCTAGAGTTGGTAACATACACACCATGCCCGAAGCTCTCACTTCCCTCGCCTTCCAAGGCATGAGATAAATCGAACTTGTCAAAGCTTGCACCAGTACCATGATAGGTACGGATGCTAAACTTAGGGTCAGAGCCAGTAAGCAGAGGAGCAATCACATGTTCCGTCAACTGGGTAGGGATTCCGTTGCCAATGATGGTATGGCTCAGATTCTCAGAGAATGGCATCTTGTAATCATCGCTCACTCCTGATACTCTAGCGAGCACTCTGCCCATGGCACGATATACCTTACCGTCAGGCATCACAATCACATCACCGCTCTTCGTTCGGAGCGTTGGCAGCAGTTCATCAGCGAAAGCGTGAGGAACCTTTCCGTCAGCATAGGCACTACCCATCACATATAATGGCTTGTCTATGTTTCTCCAGTCAATGCCATCAGCCTTCAAGCGAATATCCATCCAAGGAGCCACACCATTCTTCTTCTCGGTCAGGGTCGGGATAATATCAGCCACAGCTTCATACCATCCACTCTTGTGCGCCATCTTCTTTGGCTTGGCAGGGAGTTTGCCATCACGAACCGCACGGACAATCAATCTCTCTCGGTTGGTATAGCCGCCATAGTCAGCAGCGTTATACACATCTGCATCCCAAGTATAGCCGTTGGCATCCAGAGCATCGGTAATAATCTTCATCGCTTCCGAATCCTTATACCCCTTCACATTCTCAATGGTCACCACCTTTGGCTTTACGGCATTGATGAACTCGGCAGTACTAGCAGCAGTCTCCTTATCAAGTTCCACCTCTGAATGGTTACTCTTCGCCTGAGAATAGTTCTTGCAGACGGGGCTGGCATGGAAGTACTCCACCTCGCCATTTATCTGCTTCACCAATTCCTTTGGATCAACGTCACGGACATCAGCAGTAACGATATGCTGTCCGAAATTGTTGCGATAAACACCGCTTATCTTCTCGTCATATTCAACTGCCACCACTGGGTCGATGATACCCTTCAAGCCTTCCTCAACAAGACCGCCACCGCTAAAGTAGGTTCCAGCCTTAATGAGAGTGCCATCCTTCAGGGAGAACTTAGGTTCCTTGCCAGCAATCTCTGCCTTGCGGTTCTCACCCAGAGCCTGAGCAATATGAATCATCTTCCTGTTAGCCATCCGCCAGCCGCTCGGCATATCATCAATGGCAGTCTTGATAGCATCATCCACCTCACCAGGAGTGTCCAGACTCTTCAAGTCCTCAGCCATATCAGCCGCCGCACTCTCCTTTCCGTCAGCCATATCACGGAGAGAGAAGGACACATCGCCCACACCCAAGAAAATCTGGTCTTTGCGAGCCACGTCCTCAGTAGATTCAGCGAGAGATTTTCTTCTTTCCTCAGGAGTCATATTCATTCTTTCCTGCACATTTCTTGCTTCCACCTCGCCAGCAAGCGACTTGTAGCTGTTGTAATCATCATTCGCCTGATAAGCATTATACAGACCTCTGTTCTTCTCAACAATAGCCTTAGCCTCATCTTCCTTGCCTTCTGCACGCAACTGGCGAATCTGCTTAGTGACCTCTGCTAATCTATTCTTAATCTCACCTCTAACCAATCTAGGGCTACCTCCTCTATCAAAGCCCTCAATAGACTGGATTGCATGCTGAATCTCGTGATTCAATATACTATTCATATATTTCAGCTCGTCAGCATGGATGGTAATGGTGTTTGTCTTGGCATTATATTCACCATTTGAAGGCATATCGTTCATAATGGCATCCGTTTCAATACGCACATCTTTCAACTGAGGATAAGCCTTGAATAGTTCAGGTGCATCAATCACCTTAGATAGTTTGCCGCCATTCCAGAGCATATCATCCTCATAACGCTTAACGATGTGTCCACCGCCTACGTCCATCGTGTCATTTATCTTGGCATCAGGCATTTCGTATCTCCACTTGCCATCAGCACCACGCTCCCAGCCAGTAGCCATCTTGATTGCATTGGCATCCTTCTTCTCCTCTTCCATCTTGCGAGCCACAGAGAGATTATCCATACGAGCAGTACGCTCCTCTGCCTTGTCAGCAGCAGCCGCACCACGCTCGCCAGCGAGAGAGAATCGGATATTGTCGCTACTATTGATAGCATCCATAGTAACCTTCTGTCTATCCTCAGCATTTCCACGCTCATAACTGCTCACATCAATGCCAGCCTTCTTCAAGGCATCCACCACATCGCTTGGAGTATCGCTAGGAACGATAGCCTTCTCAAACTCATCGAGTCCGTAAGGTCTCATAAACTTGGTTTCAAAATAGAACACCTTATAGTCTTTCTTGATTGTATCAAGCAACTTATTGTATCTATCCATCCACTCATCAGATACCTCAATATTATAAGCCTTCTTCAAATACTCCTTTTCATTTCCCTTATGGTCAGTAAGTTCAACCATACGAGAAACACCGCTATCATCAAACGCATATCTGTTATTAGAGCCAACACGGATTTCATCAGACAATTCCAAGAACTCCTTTGTAATCTTGTCTTTTATCTGGTTATGTCTCTCATCGCCAAAAGGAATCAACTTATCCTTGGCATTCTTCATGGCAGCAAGCGTATTAACCTCAGGAGAGTTCTTTGCTATGAACACACCCAGTTCCGAACCGAAGGCAGTGTAGCCGCCTGCCACACCCTGTTTCTTCATGAGCTTCACAGCATTGTCTATAGTATTAGGGATATACTTAGGCTTACCGCTAGGGGTAGTGCCATTATAAAGCATTTCCTCAACACCATATTCCTCTGTCTTCTTATCCAGCCAAGATGGGAAATCATCAGATAACTTCTTATTATCCTCCACCTTCTTCTTTGCAGCCCCCATCGTGTCGTGAACATCTACCTTTCCATTCTTTCTGTTATTGCGAACCACATCATTCACGAAATCAGCAGCGATATAGAAGTTCTCCACGCCTTCAAGTTCTTCAAGACGTTTCTTCTTCAAAGCAACAAGCAAATGATTACCCTGCTTTTCTGCACTTGCGATACGAGCCTTCAATTTCTCACGTTGAGCATCTACGTCATTATCCTTGCCAGTAGCCTTATTCATCAGTTGAATCAGTTCTGCTACCTCTTTATCAGTATAATCAGTTTTGTTGCCATTATCTGAGATACGCATTACCTCGTTGGTAATGTCGTTGTCATACTTGCCAGTCTGATAGATAGTTTCAGGATTCATGCCCTTATCAAACAAGTAGTGCCAGTACAATCCGTCACGAACATCGCCACTTGACAAATATCCCTTCCAGCTTTCTCTTACATTGGAATAGATACCATTATCAACATCACCAAGTTTCACGTTCATGTCGGTATTGAAAGCCTTCTCGCCCTGCTTATTCATGATTCTCTCCACCTGAGGATAGGTAGGTGTCCAAGCATCAGCCGTGAAGGTTCCAGCATTCTTGCCAGTTCTCTTAGCCAGTTTCTCTGCCTTAGGAATCAGGGTAATCTCACCATAGTCAGAGTAGATTCCGTTCTTGGAGTCAACAACACCCATAGAAGGAGCCGCAAAACCGCCCTGCTTGATAGCCTTTCTTAGCTTATCAACGCTGATGTTGTGCATACCAAACATAGTCTTCTCATCCTTCAAAGAGAAACGCACATCCTTATTCTTCTCATTGAATCTCTGAGACAAAGGAATCACATTACCATTATCATCATAGGTAACGGCATCAAGCAACTTTTTGTTGTTCTTGCTGTTCTTATAGGCGAAGTCTGTATCATTGATATAATCTTCCTCACGACCATAGCCCCATTCTGCAATATCGTTGCCATCAAACCACACATCATCAACAGGAACTTTTTGTTCGATGATGTTGTAATCGTCACCCCATCCATGCAATTTTGCATTATCAACAGCATAAGCACGACTTGGAGTAACCCAGTCACCATTTCGGAAAGAACCTTCCTTCACATCAGAAGGAACACTACGATACATTGTAATAGTCTTTGCTTTCTTCTGAATAGCATTACGAACGTTATCAATAGCCTCCTTACGCATAGGGTCAGCTGCACGATAAGATGCGGCATTAGTCAACTCCTCCAAGTTGCCGCCATAAATATCATCATTGATATAATCACCAAGAGTTGATTCACCTTCAAACTCGCCATTATCCCAAGCCTCCTTGCGTTCGTCCTTTGTCAAGAAGTAACCATTACCCCAAGGTGCAGCACCATTGAAGGCAGATGTACCTTGATAGCTGGAATCTGTAGAATAGCCAGCAGCATCGGCAGCTTCATTCACCATCTTCTGAGCCTTTTCCATATTGCCATCTTTCACCGCTTTCAGGTATTCTTCATCCTTCAATGAGAATTTTGTGCCATCAACATCAACTTTTTCGCCATTTTTCTTGGTAGTCTCAAAAGAATTGATTATATTTGCAGCAGATTTAAGCTCTTCATCTGTTATTGTGGTTCCAGAATGGTTCTGGAGTGCCTCGATAAAGTGAAGGGCTTTTTCTTTGTCTATATTTGTGGCTTTTCCTTGATTAAACCAGTTGATGACACCTCTTGCATCCTTCGGGAACAATGTAACTATCTTATTCACTTTCAAGACAACACCACCTTTTCTATTTTGATTCTCTGTCTGTATAGCTACAATAAAGTTCCTATCCTCTTTCTTTAACTCAGTTAATATAACCTGACCATCATTACGCCCATTTGTATTGTCAAACACAGAAATTGGGTTTGCAATAGCCATAGGAAGGTCTTTAACATCAGTTGCATCAAAAGGATGCTCATGTACATATCCTTGTTTTGATTTGCGCATTAGTTTATCAAAGTCCAGTTCTATTTCTGCATCAGCAATTCCACCAGCCTTTAAAAAGGAACTAGAGCGACCCAAGCGAAGAATCTTATCCTTTTGGTTAGGATTCTTCACTAACTCATCTAACCTCTGATTGAAAGCATCGTTTACCTTCTTCAACGAAAACTTAGTGTTACCAACTATCTTTGCATCATCCTCATTGAATATCACATAGTTCAAGTCACCTTTTTTCGCTCCACCCCATATCGTACCAGCATAATACTTGATACCTGTAAAGCCGAGTGAAGATAGGAAGTTGCTAGATGCCACAAAACTGTCACGTTCCTCAAACTTTGTTCCATTCAACGCATAATACAACAGACCATTGTAAACATCGCCAAAGTTTTTGTCAAGTGAGTAACCATTGCGTACCAACCTATCAACATCAACACCTAGTTTCTCCAAACCTTCACGAACAATCTTCTTTTGCTCCTTCTTCATTGGTTTGTTCCAATCAAGGTAATTGTTGCCAGTATCATCAGGTATCTCTACCTCGTATCTGTTAGCCTTGGCACGTTTCAAAGAAGGAATATCTTCCTCTGTCAAGCCCTCAAACAAAGACTTCAACTTATCGAAATCAGCCAACTCCTTCTGTGCTGCATTTTGTTTCCACTCTGGCTTAGTCTCGCCATTGACGATATTCTCATCCTCCTTGATAAGTTCATCCATTCTGTTAAAAGTTTCCTTCTTTGCCTTAGCGAAAGAACTTCTCACAGCATTATCAATGAATCGACCGAACCAATTATCACCATTCTTGATAGCCTTGAAAGCCTTTGGAGTCTTTATCTTCTTTACCTTAGCGTTCAGAGCATAGGATGCACCGATTTTAGCCGATTTAGTCACGTAAATACCATGACCGAAAGTTTCTGAGCCAGCACCTTCATAGGCATGTGAAGTATCAAAGCGGTCAAAGTTCGCTCCTGTTCCGTGATAAGTCTTCAACGAGAACTTGGTGTGCTCTGTGATTCTCATATCCTCAGGCTTGAAGATAACATAGTTGGTATCGCCTTCCTCAGCACCACCAAAGTTACGACCAGCCTTATACTTGATACCAGTATAGCCAAGAGAAGCGAGAAGTTGGCTTGCTGCCTTATCATCATTGAAGGTTGCATCATCCTTAGCACTTCTCATTGAGATAGTCTTATAGAAGTTGTCAAAGGTTCTATCCTTCTTCAAGTCCTTAATATCGAAGCTATGCAAAGAAGGCAGTGATTTAGCTACCTTATCTATAAGTTCGTCAGTTATAAGAGCATCCCAATCCAGATAGTTACTACCATTATCCTCAGGAATATCAACCTCATATAGATTCTTGGCACGACCTTGTTTTATATACTCCTCTTTATACTGCTCCTCAGTCAAAGTACGAAGCACTTCAAGTTTCTTTTTATCATTCTCTATGCTCTTCTGCAAGAACTTCTTGTCCTTTTCGTCAAGTTCATTCGAGTTTTTGAGCATATCACTAAAGCTAGCAATAGAGTTTTCTGCATTCTTAATAGCCTGAGCCTTTTTCTGCTCAAACGTTTTTGCTTGCTTGTTGTACATATCTTGCCCTAAGATAGAACTTACAGCAGCTTCAATAGGTGTATCTTCTGAATAGGCATGTCTGCTTTCAGCACTCTGCTGACCTACCTCAGCATAGCTTTTACCAATCTTCTTTGATGAAGTAACATAGCCACCCCAACCGAATGCTTGTGAGCCAGCACCCTCGCCCATGTGGTCGAAGTCAAACTCTGTGAAGTCAGCACCGCTACCATGATACACCTTCAACGAGAACTTAGGAGCATCAGCTATCTCCTGATTGATGCTGTTTACAACATCATCAGTAACAATATCGCCCTCCTGAATCTGCTGAGGTTCACGACCAGCGTTCTTCACAAGTTCTGCTTGCTCTGCTCTGGTCAAGATACGGTTCACCTTCATCGCACCAGTAATCACCCAAGGGTCAGTCTCAGGGTTCGGGTTGGTACGATACATATAATAGCCATCAGTAGGCAGATGCTTCAAACCAGCCAATGAATGCTGATACTTGCCCGAAGGATTGATACCCTCTTGGCGAGCTTCCTCCTGATAATCTACATCAGTAGCATACTCCACCTCAGCGAAGACAAAGTTCTTTGGGAAGAGAGTCTTGTTTCCCTCAGCATCCTTGCGGCTGAACTGGATAGCGTAAGGCACTACACCAAGATGCCATCCTGGTCTATAGGCTAACTTACCGCTACCGCCTTGTGTTCCCTTGCCACCCTTCTTAACCTGAGGTCTGCCAGTCTTGCTTTCTCCAGCAATAGGAGCAGCATCAGCATCGAGCCACACACCGACTGGGGTTTCTGCACCATCAGGGTTCGCTACCATAGGTGGATAGAGTTTGCCATCCTTCAATACGAACACCTTGTAGCCGATACCCTTCTTCTTAGGCTCAGGCTTCTGACGGAGAGAGAATGAAACATCTTCACCAGTCTCGGAGTTCGTCACCTCGCCTTTGGCAGTCTTCACGTAGGCTTGTTCGATAGAGCGGATGATGTTCTTGGTCACATCGCTATACTCAGTACCAAAGAATGCCAACTTAATCTTCTGCAATATCTCATGGATAGCAGCGAGCAGAGGATGAGACATCTTCATAGCAAGAGTATGAGCCAAGTTAAGGTCACGAATCATTTCACCTACCGCATCAGCAACAACCTCCTCAGCATAGTAATCTCTAGCACGTCCAGAGAATCCAGCATCGGAATATCTCTTCATGGTCTCATCTACCGCCTTGTCGAAGGCATCAGAGCCATAGGTATCAAGCACAAGCTGAGTCAACTCATTGTATGCAGCAGGGTTCAGGTTCTTGATTTGGTGGGTCATTTCGTGACCGAAGATAAACTGAGCACCTTCCGTGATAGAAGAGTCAAGGGTAATGAAGATTGTACGATGAACGTTGCCATCAGCATCCTTGGTCTCCTGAATCCATCCGTTGCCCAACTTGTCTGAGTACTGCCATTGAATGTTAGCACCCATCATCTTAGCCAGTCTCTCAAAAGCCTTGCGAGTCTTCTCGCCCACGATGTTGTCAACGACCTTCATATCATCCACCTTATTCTTCTCTACGTCAGCAGCACGCTCTGATGTAGTCTGCTGTGTTCCATTGTCTCTAGCAGAGAAAGGAAGGTCTGTCTGTTCACGCTGAGCACCAAGCGGATTCTCGTCCGTTGCATCCTCAGGAACCTCAATCGTCTTGCTACCCTCCTTTAGTTTATCAGGGAACTTGTTCTGTTCAGGAGCATTTATCTGCTCATTCTCCTCATCATTAATCTCATCAGAGTTATCTTCCTCTGTCTTCTCCTCAGATTCAGGAGCCGTTTCTGTCTGTGATTCTGATTCAGCCTTATTCTCCTCAGCGAATGCAGCGTTGTCAGCCGCCTTCTTCTGCTCTTCAAGAATGTTCTCAGCCTGAGCGATACGGAGATTCTCAATATAGTTTCTAGCTTCCGAAGCCTTGAAACCGCTATTGAGCACACTAATAAGGGCATTGCGAATATCCTGAGTATCGAGAGATTCAAGGTTGGATGGACGATTCTCCCACAGACTATGCACAAGGTTGTCAATGGTTGTTCCCTTGCCATCAGCAGCGAGGAGCTGAGTCTTGGCAAAGTCTTCTCTGCTCAATCCAGTTTCCTGCTTTACACCCTTGCTTGTCTCAGTTCCCTCATAGTTGAGAGAGTGAGCACCGAGGTTGCTAGCCACATATTCCTCAGCAGTAAGCGGAATTGTATCAGTCACATCAATGCCAGTCACATCATACAGACGATGAAGGAGAGAGCCGACAACATCTTTATAAAGCTGAGATACTGCCTCTGCATCATCCTTTACCGCACTCTTCAAGCGAGAGAACTTTCTTCTTGCCTTCTCAACGAGATTCTTTCTACCCTCAGCAGTATCTTCTACCTTGGCAAGTTGTCTGCTGTTATAGGCATCACGGATAGCAATAGCAGAGTCATAGGCAGCCTGAGCATCAGCAATAGCCTTCTCCTTGGCTTCCTTTGCCGCCTTCTGTTCCACGAAGTTCTTACCCTTCACGGTCATATTGTTCGCCTTGTCGAGTGCCTTCTTGGCATCAGATACCCATCCACTAATTACGCTATCAGCATCCTCACCAAACTGGGAGTCATACAACTCAGCAGTCTGATCAGCAGTCAGCTTCGAGAAGTCGGGATTGCCATCCTCCAGCATAGGCACGATGGTTCCATCTTCGAGAGTCATAGCAGGAGTCTGTTCTGTCTGTTCAGCAGGAGCAGTAGTATTTTCTTCACCCTGCACAGCACCATCAACAGAGTATGTTCCGTCACCATTGATTGTCACATTATCAGGAACTGGTGGGAGTTCATCGTTCACCTCTATTCCACCTCTATCGCCCTCTATCGCACCACTATTATCCTCTATCATTGAGGAGGCAGCAATCGCTTGCTTGTACTCATCAAGAGACATAGAAGAGATTGTAGCCACATTCTTTTTGCTCACTGCATGAGGAACGAATGTGCCATCACTCTTCATTTCAACAACCTTTGCCTTAGCACCAGTATCACGAATGAGGAACAACTTAGAGTCAGGGTATTTAGTATTACCATCCTTATCCAGAACATCAACGAGCACCACGTTACCATTATCATTAAGAATCTGATTGAAGTCAAGAGAAGGCTGAGTCTCTTCCGGCTGCTCTGTCTCCTGAGTCTGTTGCTCAGCACGCTCCTTCTCCATCTGCTCACGCTGAGTCTTGGCTGCTTCCAGTCTCTTCAAATCCTCAGCATCCTTTAACTGCTGCAAGTCAGCAAACGAATATGGTATCTGTACATTCTCGCCCTTAACTAGTTCTGTAGGTACATTGCCATCAATAGTGATCATAGCCGTACCATCACCATTATCAGCCAACACCTCATAGGTATGTTCTATACCATCTGCATCAGTAACATAGAACTGGGATCCGACATCAATGGTTCCATCAACGATGCCAGCAATCTTCTTGATGGCATTTTCTTTCGCATCAGCTACCGCCTGAGCTTTTACATCAGCAGCAGGGAGTTCTTCTATGAGATCAGCGAACATCATAGCATCAGCGTGTTCCTTTCTGCCAGTTGTCGGGTCATAGTAGATAATCATATCATCGCTATTACCAACGTCTATAGAGCCATCATCATGAGTAGCGATATTACCACTAATAATGTACACCTCATAGTCTTCCAAGCCACCAGTTGCTTTAATGGTTGCCTTACGGACGGTTCCACGACTCAGGTCAGTCATATTATCAGTTTCCATAGCCGCCTGATGTGCTGCCATATCAACTTCATCCTGTGCTCCATCCATCACACCCTGATACTTGGCAGTTGATACTTGGTAGTCATAGATAGCCTTGTCAAGTTTATCATCCTGACCAGTCATAGCCTCCAAGTCTTCATCTGCCATATCATGTAGCTGCTCTGGAGTAATATGCAACATGGCTGCAAGTTCATTCGCCTTGTCGTTCTGCTCCAACTTGATATTATGCTTATCAGCATCATCAGCATTATGTCCTTCTGTATAAGCATCATCAAGGTCGTTAGATAATGTCGGAGCGGTATCACCTTCTTCAACCTTATCTTTTGTCTTAGCATCTGCTGCCTGATTGAATCCACGAAGTTTGCTAAGGAACATAGCATAATTGATAACTGCATCTTTCTGCTTAGCAGTCATGGAGTCTGAGCGAGTAGCATCCAAAACCGTTTTAGTCAAGTCTGCATTTGTTGTTACATCAATCTTACTTTTGACTTCATCCCACTTGTCATTAAACATCACCTGACCGAACTTATCTGCTTTGGCAACTTGGTGTTTTATGTTGAAATATTGAACAGCATTTATAGCACCTACAGCAGTTCGAGGAGCCTGCATAAAGCCAACAGAATAGAACATTCCAAGGCAAGTATCAATCTGCTTTTCTCTGGCATCAGGATTCGTGAAGACATTGAAGTCACTCCAACTTCCGTCTCCATCACCCCATGCTGCATGAAGGGCAGTACCAAACTCCTCTTCTGAAATCTCAGCCATCACACCTTGGATTCCAGATTTATTTGTTGCGTTACTCAACCATTTATAGTAAGCATTATTGCCTATCTTTTCAAAGAAAGAAGATACTTTAGAAAGCCCTAACTTTGATAACAACTTAGGTGCTCCAGGTAGATACTCACCGAACATTTCCGAGAAGTTCTCTATTGTAGCAGAGCCAAAGCCATCCTTGATAGCCTTACCAAGACTGACACCTTCATTGAACTTCAAATCGCCATTCTTGTCTTGGGTCACACCACCATTCTCGTTATTCATTCCAACATAACGTTCTATCACATTATTATATGTAGAACCAAGTTGGTTGGTTGCTGCCAATGCGGCACTACCAGCTATATCACCAAGCACACGACCAGTGTTCTTAGTAAACCATTTACCAAGAGCACCGAGAGCCATTTTCTCTCCAACCTTTTCTCCTGCCTTAGTAAAGCCAGTAGTCATAACATTTCTCCAGCCGCTTAACGCAAAGTCTCCCATAAATTTTAAGGAGCGACCGCTCATGTCACCATACTGATAAGCCTTTGTGCCATACTGCTGCTGTTTTGCAGCTTCGCCTTGTTGCTGCTGAATAGCACCAAGCATAGCTTGTGCGGCATTTCCAGCATTGGAACCTTTCTTGATGGTTCCATCTTCCATGCCTTTCTTTACTTGGAGCAAATTGTTTGATATAGCTGCATCCATAACACCCTGAGAATACAACTTCGGATCAAGCATGGTATTAAACATCGCACCAAAATAATTGGAAACATCATTCCACTTATCTTTCCACCAACCAGCATTTTCATTTCTCTGCTTTTGTTCCTTCAACTCCTGAAGCAGAGTGGTACGCAACATCTGATTATAAGCCTTGGCGGTATTATAAGCGCCATACTCTACATCAGACAAGCGGTTTGACTCATTGCTTATAGCTGTATTAAATGAAGAAGGTGCAACTGCTCCACCAGATGCAACAAAAGGAGAACCCTGCAAGTGCATAGACTCATTCAATTCCTTAGAACGTCTGTCCTGATTCTCGTTAAGCCACTCTTGTCTTCTCTCCATTTGTCGCATAGCAACATCTGTGTCGGACAAATCAGGGTCAGCCTTATCCAACTCAGAAGGAACAATACCCATGTCAACTGCATTGTTCCACTCTTCCCCATACTTATCCAACTTATTCTGATACTGGGTAGCATCATACTCGTTATCAAACTCTACACCATCTGTTGTCGTATAGGTTCCAGTCTTGCCAGTTGTCGAATTGTAGTTGAACTCATTCTTCTGTACATTCTGATTCTGCAAAGGATTCTTTAGACGTGGAGAAACCCTGCCACTATTAAACTTCTTTGCTTGCCCCATTTTGGTCTGAATGTTTCGTTTAGCTTGTCTTACCGCATTATTAGCACTAGACAAGATTGACGCAGTTCTATTCGATACACCAATTTTATTTTCATCAGCATAGAAAGAACCACCAAAGGCACCACGGAACTCATTGAGATTATTAAATCCCTTTCCTCTCACATTGTGCTTTTTGTAGTTATCATACACCATTTTCTGATACCCCTGACCTTCGAGTCTCTTCTGAAACTCCTTAAAACTAGGTACAGCAGCCTGAAACATATTGTTTGCAACTGCATCATCATATAGAATCTTTTGATTCTGTGCAATCTCTTTTCTTGTAGCCATATTATAATTATTTTATTCCATGAAGTGTTCTGCCATTAGATGAAGAAGAACCCTTATGTGTTCTGTAAGACTCTACTATTGTCTGTGCATTTTGAGGTACACCAGCACGTTTCAAACTCCTAGTAACCGCTCTTACTCCATTAGGGTCTTTAGTAGCTAAACCAGCGAGAGTTTTATTATAGTTTTCTTTAGAAGAACCACCTTTCTTTTTCCCTGCCTTTTGTGCTCTAGTCACATTAGCGTTGGCATTCTTCTTACTAGTACTTTCCTGCTCTTTATGATGTCGAACAGTTTCTTGGTTCGCAAACTCCTGATTACTTAATTTACCCTTATTGTATTCATCTTGCTGTGCTATCCTCATTTGGTCTAACATGACTTTCGCTCTATTGACTCTATCCATATTATCGTGATACCTCATCTGCTCAGCGAGAGTCAGGTTATTCTTTCTCGCTTCCTCATCAAGAGCCAATGCCCTCTGGTAGCCAGCCTGCCAAGCCGCCCGATTCTTCTCACGCTGAGCATCCATATAAGCCTTTCGCTTGTTGATAGCAGCAGTCATATCCGACTCAGGATTGTGTACCACCTTGGCTCCCTTGCTAGCGAAGATGATGTTGGCGAGTGCCCGAAGACCATCCCCAAAGGCAGCGATACGAGCCTTCCGCTTCTCATTCTTCTCTCTCTGTGCTCTCTGCTCAGGAGATTCACTATCAGCAGGGTTCAGCATCTTATACATTTCTGCATAGGTCAACTGCTTCTTTTCCGGCTCCTGCTTGGGTTCCGGCTTCGGCTCTTCCTTCTTCACGATAGGGATAGAGCCGTTCAGCATACCCTCGGCAGTCTGCTGGTTCATCCTCACCGCTTGCTCATGGGCATCCTTGGGAGGAGTAAGCTGCTCCTCCTTGCCATGTAGCATAGCTTGTGCGGTGTTCATATTCATCTGTTCAGGAGAAGCCTTATGAACAGCATCCACACCACTCTGCTGCTTGTTGAGTACACTCTGCGTAGTCTTCAAGCCATTGTTCGTTCGTAAATAATCTGCCAATCCCATAAGCTATACGTTTACCTTTTTAGGTGCATTATCACCTATCATATCGTTCAAATCACTCGCCACTTGCTGCTGGGTAGAAGCCGCACCAACCTTGGCATCGAGCTTATCCATATCAGCTTGTGTAGGCGATGAAACACTAGGTCTATCAACCTTGCTCTTGCCCAATCCACCATCAATGGTGGCAGCGATATTAGCAGCAGTTCCGGCAACACCAGCAGCCACATTAGCAGTATCAGCAGCCTTCTCTGCTTCCAGCCCCATTCTCTTGTTCTGAATAGCATCCTTTCTAGCCTGATACTGACCTTCGATGGCATCCTTGCGAGACTCATTTGCAGCCACAATCTGAGAGGTCGTGTCGGCAAGAGTCTTGTTATTCGCTTCCTTCACTGCTGTGGTGGAGTCTTCCGTACCGCCCATCACCGCTTGTCTGCCCCTAGCAGACTTGTTTCTGTTCTTGATCTGCTCCTGCAGCTGAGTGAGCAATCTTACGGTATCGGCACGTTTGGTAGGGTCTTCATTGTACTTCCTATCATACCATGCCTGATTTTCCTTTTCCTGCTGTGCAAGCATCCGCTCCTGCTTTCGTCTTGCTTTTCGTGCTGAAATGCCACCAAAGATACTACTTGCAACACCGAGTCCTGCACCGATTAATGATCCTAACATAAAAATTTATTTTAAACGTTTAAACTGCAGCAAAGATAACTATACCTTATTATATAAGCATCTTATCCATTAACTTAGCAACAAAAAGTTAATAGATAAGATTTCTATGTGCAGGATTGTATGTACCTTTGCATCATATTAAGTGAAGGATATGGCAACAGACAGAAATTCTAAAGGTCAGTTCGAGAAAGGTCGGGCGAAATCCGGCGGAAAGCAGAAAGGTTACGAGTCTCCTATCAAGAAGGAGTTTCGTGAGCTGTGTGCCGACTTCACAAGAGACGCTTGGGATGATTTCATGGCTGCATGGTACAAATGCGAGCCGAAGGATAAGGTCAGCACCTTCATCAAGATGCTTGAGTTTAATTGTCCGAAGCTGCAGACCGTCACTCTCGAAGATAAGCGTGAGATAGCAAATGCGCTTACAGAGAAGTTGAAGCAGATGTCTGAGGAGGAAGGTTAATGGGTTCTTAGAAATATTTTGTTCATTGATTTTAGTGATTAGAAATTAAAGTTCATAGGTTAAAGGTTTTTATTTAAGGTTAATAGATTGTTGATAACGGAAGAGGGAATGCGTGAGCACTCCCTCTTATTTTTTCCGTATGTTCCGGCAATCACTATCAGCGACCGCCCCTAGCTCTTCTATCTCCAGCCATATCAGTCTTGGAACCACGATTCACAGATGAAGGTTTATACCTGATTCCTGACTTGGTATGTGAAGCATCCATACCCATTCGGGATGCTGATCCATACTTCTTGTCGTGAGCAGCGTTATGCCGAGCAAGCTCCCTACGCTTAGCCTTCTGTGTAGGTGAAGACTCAAAGCGTGTATCGTATTTCTTTTTGCGCTCCCTAGCTGCTGGATGAGTCTGATAATATCTAGCTGATTCTGATACCATAGTTACTCCTTATCTTTATCTTCCGTCAACGCATCATCAAGATACTTATCAAGAGCCTTGACACACTTATCAGGAATCTTATTTGCATCCTTGTTTTCTTTGAGATAGTCAATAGTGCCGCCTACCCCATAGATGATAAGGAGATTCTTTTGTGAAGGAATAAATATACACCCAAATATCGCAAACACAATAGCGAAAAGAGAACCCTTCAATACTTTTTTAATAAAAGGAGATGGCTCTTCAAAATCATCAATGCACATAAATACCCATATACCTAAACCTGCAAAAACAAAAAAGCAAAGAACTACAGTAACCCCACATAATTCATTCAAGTTACCCAAAACACCTAACCAATACAATTCACTCATAATCTTAAATTTTAATTAATATATCTATCTCCAATAAAGTTCACGATGTTCCTTCTTCAACAAATCCCCAGTTCTACACCACCAGTCATTCGGATTCGGTTTAAGATACACCTCAAACCATATGCAGTTCTCTTCGTGAGTAAGAATAGGATGAGAGGTAGGCTTAAACTGATGCACACACAGCAAGTCTGCATGATTGCCACCATAAATTCTTGGCGGCATAACATCCTTCGCCTGATGCCATACCTTGTTGAGGTCAATGAGGTCAGCCCCATCCAGTTCCTTCAAGGCATCATCAATCTTACCCATCACACGATTCAGGACTTCTGCCCTATCCGTGCCACCCTTAGCAATTAACCACTTGGCATCACTCAGGGCATCTCTAATCAACATATCAAGTTCCATAAGCCAAAATTTTACTAGTTCAACTATATATACTATCCATTCTTTACCCATCCCATAAGGGAGAGGGCAGCAGCAAGGAAAATTTTTATTTAATTATCAACTACTATAAGCAGTAAATTATTCCCTACCAAAGCCTACATAGAACAAAGTTACCCACTTTGTTTGATTCATCCATATAGGGATAGTGTCTTGCGACAGATGGGCACCTGTTGTTAATGGATCGAACAGCGCAGGATTTACCTAAATGGATATATTCTACTAGACTGAGCAGTTTTATATATCGGTCGATAACCCCGAAGAGGACTGCACGGATTGAACCTCGTATGTCTTGCCAAAAAACTCAGGGATAAAAAAGGAGAATCCCCAAGCCTAGGTAGCGGTCTAGAACTCAGGGATTCCATATCTCGTCGGCTTTCGCCGGAAAGGAGGTCTTCTTTCATTTGTCATTCCGCTACGTTTGACTGGTGCAAAGATAAAAACTTTTTTTTGAACAACCAAATGTGAAGTTTTGTAAAAAACGAGCAAAACTACACTTTATTATACATTTGAAATACACGTATTATACATTTGGCTATTTGTTAAAAGACTATAAAAATAATAGTGGGTAAAAGTTAGGCTAAACTTCTGAACAGCAATTTGTTATTTTTCTTTTTGGTGCTAGCAAAAAATTTGGTGCTATTTTGGTGCTAGAAAATTTCAGCACCAGCACCAAAGAACGCTTAACTATCTGTATAACAACAGAAAAGCCTATCCTCTCGGATAAGCTTTTTCCTTTAATACAAAAACATTATGAATTATTTCTATTAGCGAACAAGATTCGTTTTATT